ATACCAAGAAACAGGTAACAAAAATCAAGAGTCAAGGATATTCTGTTTTGAGTTATTTTATTAAGTGCAATGATTATGTTAATCCAAACTCTGTAGAGTTGTTTAAGAAAATGTATGGAACAAATGCTTCATTCATCAATCCAAACAATCTATTGCAGGTTGCCAAAACAATGAACAGGATGTTTCTTGAAAAAAGTCATTGACATTTTGGAGGATATAATATAAAGTATTTACAAGGTTGAGATTCAACCAGTAAACATAAACAAGAAAATAAAACATAAAAAATATGAGTAACAAGAAGACAAACCGCAAGAACAAGACAAACCTAACTGTAACCTGGCCATCAGCAGACAAGTATTTTACTATTGCTGATCTAATGGAAACAAACAAGGAGTTTATTCCCATTACACTTCGTGTACGTCTCAAGAACGCCATTGATGATGGTACTGTTGCTGAGATTGGTACTATTCATGGAGGTAAGGGTCGTCCAAAGTTGGCATTCGCAATGAATCCAGTAACTGAGGATGTTCTTGCTACCGCACGTCAAGCAGAAGTTGTACTTCATGATAAGTATAATACTGTCAAGGTACTTGACGTTACAAGCAAGCCTACTGAAACACCAGTAGAAACAAAAGTTGAAGTGTCAAAGACAACTGTTAATGCCTAAGAAAAAGATAACAAACAAAATGCCGTGTGATGACTCTGATGTAGCTGTCATTTACGGCATAATTTGTTTGAAAACAAAAAAATTACTCAAAGTACATTTGAGTGAGAAAGAAATTTGGTATGAGTTTAATACAGGTATGTATGATGAAACCAAATACACTGTAATTAAATTAGATATCAAGGTGCAATAATAGTATTCAAGGTATTGGTCCAATCAGGGGCCAATACCATTTTTTCTTTATTATCTTTTGAATAATAATAGAATTTGACGTTGGGATTTTGTTTTTTAATATTTTTTACTATAGCTGTCACCATGTTCCAATTTCCCCAATAAATAGCTTCATCCATCTCACCATCAAATATACTAAACTTAATGGTGGAGGTTTCAAAAACATAGAAAACTGTTTCTTTAGGGTTGATTTTTTTGAAAGTCATGGTATATATAAATAGTATGAGTAATCCATTTTTTGACACTGATGATTTTGACTTTGAAACTGAAAAACACAAGTTCATCAAAAACCTTGACTTTCTAAAATCCATGTCTGCTGAAGAACAGACATTCTATAAAAAATGGGTTGAAGTACAACAGTTATCCAGTTACATAAATAAATCTGGTGTAACCAAAGCTAAGATTTGGACACCAACTGACATCAACAATCAAGAACTTACAATTAAAGAAATTGAACAAATTAAACCAACTGTTGTTCATGTAGTGGATGATCCAATTGACACTGATTGGGTGATGTTGAGAACATTTTGTCATACCATGGAATATGCACAAACTCCTGGTAGATTTATTAAATTATTAATCAGTGACGGTAATGAAAACAATCCACGTTATTTGGGAGTGGTTAGTATTTCAAGTGATGTAATTACTATTACAGACAGAGACAATTATATTGGATGGACTCCTGAAAACAAACTAGAACATAAGAAGTTGGTACATAGTGCAATTGGCAGTTGTATTATGAGTACACAACCATTTGGTTATAATTTCTTGGGTGGTAAACTGGTAGCTGCTTTGGTTACATCAAGTGCAACTAGAAAAATTTGGAAAGATCTATATGGTCAAACTCTTGTAGGAATCACAACCACTTCATTGTATGGTAGTTACAGTATGTATAACAGTTTGAAATGGTGGCATAAGTGTGGTTCTAGTACTGGTAAGATGACAATCAAACCAGATGATAGTGTGTACAATACATGGCATCAATGGGTTAAAGAGAAAAAAGCAGATGATTATAAGAAAGCCATGACACAAAAAGAAGGTGTTAGTGGACCTGTTACTGGTGCAAAGAATCGTGTATTGAGTATGATTTTTCAATCTCTCAATATCAAAACATCAGATTATACACATGGATATGAACGTGGTGTGTATTACAGTTGTTTTTATGAGAACACCAAGGAATTTCTACAAAACAAGATTGGTGAAGATGAATTGAAGATGAAAGAACTCTTTAAACAGGACACTGATGCTATTATGGAATGGTGGAAACCAAAGGCTATTGAACGGTATAAAAAGTTAAAGAGTGAAGGAAATTTAAAGTCTGATATTCTTTATTATAATAAAATGATTGGTATGTCCTATGAAGAAGCCAAATCTAGCTTTTTTTCTGAAGTTGGACGTTGACATTTTATAATCCGCTGTTATAATAAAAAAGATGAAAAAATCTCTATGTTGTATTTCCTTGCAGTTGCAAGAAAAAGGTATCAAAGCAAACACCATGACAAAGACACGGTTTCTTGCTTTGGAACGTAAAAGTGCTGTTGACACTGTATCCAAACGTACACTGAACAATGTATCTACTACGGTACAAATCATTTCATTGTGTGCAAAAAAAGGATGGAATTACCGTATCAGCAGTGATTTGTTTCCATTGGCTACATTGCCAGAAGCAAATTTGTCATTTGATATTCTTCCAGATAAAAATAAAATTTATGAAATGTTTAAACTTGGTTCAGAAATTATTACAAAAAATAAAGTACGGTGTTCTACTCATCCAGACCAATTTGTGGTACCTGCTTCTGCTAATGCATCAGTTGTGCAGAAGTCTATTGTAGAACTAAAAAATCATGCTACCGTGATGGATTTGTTTGGTCTACCACAATCATATGAAGCTCCAATCAATATTCATATGAATTGTTACAAAGGTGACACCAAGGATATTGCTAAGCGGTTCATTGATGTATACAATGATTTTCCTGTAAATGTTAAGTCTCGTCTTGTTCTTGAGAATGAAGACAAACCTAACAGTTGGAAAGTAGATGAACTGTATGATTTGATTTATTCAAATACCGGGATTCCTATCACGTATGACAATCTTCATTTTCGTTGTAATAACGGTAAATTGTCTTCTAAGGATGCAATGAAGTTGGCTATGTCAACATGGGGTAAGTATCGTCCTCTATTTCATTTTAGTGACAATGATCCAACCAACAAAAATCCACGTGCGCATGGTGATTATGTTCGTAGTATTCCTGAAGAATATGTTGACATGGACGGCGTTGATTATGAGTTTGAATTCAAGGCTAAAGACTATGCTATTGAACGGTTTGAAAAAGAATTTCAAATATAATTAATGATAAGTGTTGACGGAAGATAGGTATCATGTTAGAGTCTTAATAGTTAGTTGATTGACTAACAATAAACAAAAACATAAAATAAATAAATAAAACATATGGTTACACGTAAAAATACAAAGAATAAGACTACATTCGCTTACAACAAGGTTCAAGGTCTAGAGACCTTTGCTTCTGCTCCATTCAAGGGAGTTAAGAGTGTTGGTAAGCGTTTGACAATCCGTGCTGGTAAGAAGCGTATTGAACTAAATGGTCGTCAGATTAATGCTCTAAAGAACGTATTGGCTGAAGTTACTGCCTAATGTAGGCACAATAAAGACAATGAGTATTACTAAACTAATTATAGTAGTTGTACTTGCAAGTATTGCAGTTTCATTGTCTTTGTATTCCAAGTTTGTAACGCCACTTGCTTTACTAGTAGTGGCGTTATATTCTTTTTATTTGGAAAATAAGATCAAGAAAACTCTTGAATCTTCAAAGAATTTGGAGGAAACTGTAAGTAAGTTAACAAATGATGTAAACACATTATTTGAAAATCAGAAACAACTGTTGACAATTATAAATTCACTAAGAGCTAGAATTAACAATTATTATGGGAAGACCACCAAAAAACAAGACCCTTCAATCAGTGAAAAACTCAGAAACATTGAAAGAAGAGAAAAAGAACTTAGTGAAGAGTAAAGGGTTATTTGACCACATCAATCATATCAGAGAAGTAAAGTCTCCTGATTATTATGATAAACTATCAGTAGAAGAAAAGAAATCTTTCAACAAGTATGTATTGTTGATGGGATTGAGTATGGATCAGTCTTGTATTGAAGAGATTGCTTATATCTCTAAATACTTTGATTCTATTCCAGATAGATTGTTTTATAAGGTGAGTTGTGATGTGGTACCACATGGACGTAAGTTTTGTAAATGGATCAAGGCTAGTAAGAAATCTGTCAATAAAGAGTTAATTCAATTGGTTGCTACTCATTATCAGATAAGTAAATCAGATGCGTATGACTATTGTATTATGATGATTAAGAATGAAAAAGGATTGACAGATTTGATTAACGTATGTAAGTTATACGGCAAAACTGAAAAAGAATTGGAGAAATTATTTGATAATGACTAAAAAATATATTGGTGTATCTGGTGTTGCTCGTAGTGGCAAAAATTTGTTTTGTGACATTGCAATTAAACAATTGTCACAAGATGGTATCAAAGCTAAACAATATGCATTAGCTTATTATCTTAAAAAAGACTGTGAAGAGTTTATCAGAACTAAGTTGGGATTAGATGTGTTTACAGAGAAGACTGAAGATAAATCTATTTTCAGAGAAATGTTGGTATGGTATGGTGGAGTAAAGAGAAAACAGACTGAGGGTACATATTGGACATCTATGCTTCAGAAAGATATAGAGTCAGATGATAGTGAAGTAATTTTTGTATCAGATATTAGATATGACCAGTATCCACAAGATGAAGTGTATTGGATTAAAGAAGTATTGGGTGGAAAATTGATTCACGTAAACAAATACACTTACAATGATTGGGATCAACGTGTATTTACAGAACCACCAAATGAACATGAAAAAATTAATGATCCACTGGTAAAACTTAAGAGTGACTGTCAACTGGAATGGAAACAATCTGATAATAGTAAATCAATAATTGATAATCCGTATTTGAATTCTTGTGTTAAAGATGCTTTAAAAACATTACTTAGTTAATGTAAGAATAACTGCTCCGCCGTCATAAAACACAACTACACTGTCAGTTGTGTTTTTAAATATTTCATGTTTTATTGCTGCAATGTCATTTAAAACGGTTCTTTTGTATAGATCATGACACTCTCTGTACTTGTTTGATTTTTCATTTGATTTACAATTACAGATACGGTTATAATTATCTACACAATCAAGAAACACGTTTAAGTTTGAGTTAAATGATTGTAGGTTTGATCTTTTGACTAAATGATAGAAATCAGTAACGTTGCTTATATTCATGGTGATAACTTAGTAAATATAAAATATATCAATAATGATAGTATATATATTATTGGAATACAAATAAATTGATAATTAAAAACAATTGTAAACAGAAAAGTTATCCAAAAATTAAAACATAGTGGACATGTAATTAGTCTGATTAAAAAGCTGTTGTATTTCTTTAATAAGAATGAGTGGTAGTTCAAACTAAAGTCATTATTTTTTTCAAGTTCATACTCTTTGATTTTGAACAAATTGCCGGTGAATTTGAAGTATTCAACAAATGCATCTGTGTTAAACCAGACAACCAACAAAAACGTATTTAAAAAAATTATATAAATCATAAACGGTCTATTTATCTATAAATATAAGAGTTATATGAAAGGAATTATTTTATCTGGAGGAACTGGTAGTAGGTTATATCCTCTTACGTCAACTGTTAATAAACAGTTACTTCCTGTATATGATAAACCAATGATTTATTATCCACTATCCACAATGATAACGTGTGGTATAAGAGAATTTTGTATCATCAGTACTCCAGAATATTTACCTTTGTATGAGAAATTATTTGGTGATGGTAAACATTTAGGATTGGATATTTGTTATAAAGTTCAATATAAACCAAGAGGAATTGCTGAGTCATTTATTATTGCTGAGGATTTTATTCAGAATGATACTGTTGGATTGATATTGGGAGACAATATTTTTCATGGTATGGCTAGAATGAAACCAACTTTAGATGGTGCAATTGTATTTGCATATCAAGTAAATAACCCTAGTGCATATGGTGTTGTAGAATTTGATGACAATAGCCATGCAATTTCAATTGAAGAAAAGCCTGTTAATCCAAAGAGTACATACGCTGTTCCTGGTTTATATTTTTATGATAATCAAGTGGTAAAACTTGCAAAGTCATTGAAACCATCTTCAAGAGGTGAATTGGAAATAACAGATTTGAATAGAATTTATTTGGAACAACAAAAATTAACAGTAATACAATTTCCCAGAGGTACTGTATGGTTAGATGCAGGAACGCCTGAATCTTTATATCAAAGCGGTGCTTATATACAGACAATTCAAGAAAGACAAGGCATTAAAATTGGATGTATTGAAGAGGATTGTTATAGAAAGAAATTTATTAACAAACAACAACTAACTAATATAGTTGACAAAATGCCTAAAAGTGAATATAAACAATACTTAGAAAAATTATTATGATTATACTATTTGGATCAACCGGATACATTGGCAGTGAATTTAAACGTCAATTAGAACAAAAAAACATTGAATTTAAATGTTGGCCTAATGCAGCAAAAACAACATTTCATGATTTGGAGAAATGGTATGAGAAGGCGGGATATCCAATTATTGATGCAGTAATTAATGCGGCTGGATATACTGGAAAGCCAAACGTGGATGCATGTGAAACAAATAAGGATATTTGTATTCATGCAAATATTATATTCCCTCAGATATTAACTGATTGGTGTGTATTGAATGAAATTCCCCTTGGTCATGTATCAAGTGGTTGTATTTATTATGGATCTGGACCAAATGGAACTGGATTTACTGAAGAAGATGAACCAAACTTTTCATTTAAACAAAACAATTGTAGTATTTATAGTGGAATAAAAGTTTTGTCTGAAAATATGGTTAGAAAATGGGAAAAGTCATATGTGTGGAGATTAAGAATGCCATTTGAAGAATATGATCATCCACGTAATTTGATCAGTAAGATGCTTAAGTATCAAAAACAATTAAAGGCAGAAAACTCAATATCACACAAACAAGAATTTGTTAATGCTTGTATTGAAACTATAATCAGAAAAGTACCATACGGAATTTATAACGTGACTAATACTGGATATATTACCACTGAATTATTAGTTGATAAATTAAAGAAAACTATTGCAAAAGACAAAGTGTTTGAGTTAATTGACTGTGAAGAATTTTATAAGTCTTGTGCATCTACTCCAAGATCTAATTGTATTTTGGATAATAGTAAATTGTTATCTACTGGAATCAAAATGAGCAATGTAGAGGATTCACTAAATTATTGTTTAAACAACTGGAAACCATGAATATATTAATAACAGGCGGATGTGGATTTATAGGCAGTCACTTTATTGAAGAAATTCTTAAACGTGATGATGTTGTAAAAGTTTATAATATTGATGTTGGGACGTATGCGGCTAATAAAATACTACCATTTCAAAATGATACAAGATATCAAAGATTGAACATGGATATATCTACGCCGTATTTTCCTGATCAGAAGAAATATGTTGACTCACTTAATTTAGATTATGTAGTTCATTTTGCTGCAGAATCTCATGTAGATAATTCAATTAAAAGTCCAAAAAAGTTCATTGACACTAATATCAACGGTACATTTAATTTATTAGAAATGTTTAAGGGTACCAATATAAACAAGTTTATACACATATCTACAGATGAAGTGTTTGGTAGTTTAAGTTATAAAGAAAGAGAATTTAACGTTGATAGTCCATATAGACCAAATAGTCCTTATGCCGCAACCAAAGCGGCTAGTGATTTGTTAGTAAGAAGTTATGTCAAGACATATAATTTTCCAGCTATAATCACAAATTGTAGCAATAATTTTGGTCCAAGACAATATCCAGAAAAATTAATACCAGTTTGTGTTAACAAATTGAAAAACAAAGAAAAAATACCATTATATGGAAACGGATCAAACATCAGAGATTGGATCTATGTTAAAGACCACGTTAATGCTCTAATTAATGTTCTATTAGATGGTATTATAGGAAAACAATACTTGATTGGGGGTAACAATGAGATGTCTAATATACAATTAATACATTTGATTGTTGCAACATATGAAACTGTAACAAATCAAAAAATTGACTGGGAATGGTTTGAATATGTAACTGACCGTAAGGGTCATGACTTTAGATATGCAGTTGACACCAAAGACTTTGAAATGGAGTTTAAAAACTTCAAATTAACAAAGTTTGATGAAAACTTAAAAGAAACAATTAAGTCTTATATTGTTTAATTATACATTTGTATCATATGTTTGTTGAAGAAAATCATTTTTCATTACATATGGTTTCTTTTTTATAAACACTTGCCATCCAACGTGTAACACTTCATATAAGTCTTGGTAAATATACAAAAATGCATCTATAGCAGTTTGTGGTTTTTCTTTGTCATGTCTATCATATCCCCATCCATAATCATCCATGACCATGATTCCATTTTGTTTTAACATTCGCCATGACAAAACCAAGTCTTCCAATACATTTTTTGCAATATGGCTGCCGTCTATGTAGATTAGGTCTGCAAACTCTTCTTCTTTACCATTATGATTGAGTGATTTTAATACACAAAATGAATCACCTTTGATAAATTTTACATTTTTGTATGGTGCCAAATTGTTTTTTAGATATTCCGTTTGTTCAATATCAATACAATACAAAAAGCCAGTTTCTTTATCAAAAATATTCTCCAAACACCATACGGCACTTCCTCCGCAAAAAGATCCTATTTCTATTCCTACTGTATCCTTCTTTCCTTTTAATTCATTTAAGAGAATATTCCAATTTGGAATATGATTCTTGTGAAAATTTTCCCAATCTGAATCTGGAAAATTGCAATGTTGTGGGTAGTTATCGTAGTTCATAATAGTTTGTTTATATACCAAGCATCATCAGCATTAGTCAATTTGTTTTCATAAGATTCCATTGATTTTATTGTAAATTTAAATATATCGTATTCAAATTCACCAATTTCTCCTGAATCTTGAATGACAAACATTAGTTCACTTATAAAGTTTGTGTGTTCTTGTGTAAAGTTATGTGCGTCAAATTCAATTAAAATATTGTTTGTTGTTTCTTCAGTAATAGACTTTACTCTATTTTTAATATTAAAGTGTGAAATCTTTTGTTCTTCTGTTATATAACGTTTTATGTAATCTGATGATGCATCAACATAGACTGTATCAGACCATGGTTCTATAAAATTAAGAATTTGTGGAGTGGTGTTGTGAATAATATATCCAACATCATATCTTTTACATACTTTAGGCATCATCAATTCATCATGAAGAACATTCATGTGCCATTTTCTCCACCATTCACGGAATTTAATTTGTCTTAGTGTTGTATATTCTTCAGAATCCTTAGACCGTTTCCATACTTTTCCACCACCAACTGGAATTTCTTGATAAATTTGAACACCATCTTTAAACCTACTTCCACGACAAGTCATGTGATATACAAATGCATCTCTTGACTGTACAAATTTGTATCCTGCAAGTAAGAATCTATTAAATAGATCTGAGTCTTCTAATTCCATAGGAGCAAATACTCGTTTATCATGTCCTCCTATTGATTTGAAATCTTCAACGTACATTACCCATGGCGCAAAAATTCCTGAAGTAGATTTGTTTTCATTCAGATTTTCTTGTGTCTTGACAAAATTTAAAAATTCACTCATTTTGAATTCTTCAGGTTCTAATCCAAAGTTTTCTACAATCTTTTCTGGTCCAGGAGGATGTAGTGGTGGTTCAATACGTGTACCTGATACCACAGTACCTTTTTTAACATGTTTTAACATGTTTTTTATATAATTGGGAGTGGCAATCATATCTGCATGAAATATACCAAATATTTCATTAGATGACAATTGTGATCCAATATCATACAATACGGTATGACCTACTCTTTCTGGCCCTTGATTACGGTAAATTTTTGTATATTTACTTTTAACTGATTCCATCCACTCCCATGTACCATCAGTAGATGCATCATCTAATAATACAACCTCTAAAGTTTTATAATATTTACGAATGCTGTCATACGCAAATTGAACGTATTTTTTGTTATTTCTGGATGGTATAACCAATGTGATCATAAATTATGATAAGGACTTGATTGTTTTTTTGTAAATATTATATGAATTAACTGCACGAGGATCTAAATATTTTTCATAATTTGACAGATCTTGTAATAGAGATAATGTTTTATTATATCCATCTACTTCATTTACCAAATTGGTAATAAGTGATTGTGCATTACGTTCTTGATATACAGTTGCTACATCAAATAATACATCAATTTTCATTTCATGTTGAAGTATATATGCTGCCCATATATCATCCATTCTTTTTGTAAATGGTAACATCATGTAATGTTGTAACACATCTCTATGAATAAATGTATTTTGACTATTAAAAGGTACAAGTGCATTTCCGCAATATGGTGTAATATTTTGAAACTTGCAAATTGGTTTATATGTTAATCTACAAATAGCATCAATGTCAGGATCACCATCCCACAGGTTTGACTGAACCATTGGAGTAATAGTTTTCTTGCCCAAATACTCAGACTTTCTAAATGGAACCAACTCAATTGGAAATCCTCTGTGCCATAATTGTGGATAATTTGTGACTGATAGTGGATCAAAACATATATGTGCAGATTGATAACAATCTACTTCTATTTGTTTACCAATTTGTATATTCTTTCCCCAATTGTCATAAGGAACGTTATCATCATCTACGGTTGCAATAACTTCATATCCCAATTTATATGCTTCAACAAATGCTAGATTTCTACGTTGAATACAATTCCAACCAATACTGTCACTAAGTTCTTTATAATTTTTTTCTTGATATTCAGGACTCAAATATATGACGTTTGGTAATTCTTCATATAATTTGCCTGGGGTTTTTAAATCTCCTGCAACTATAAATGGAATTCCCATTTCTGAGAATTTTTTTGTTGCTTTGGTGGGAGTATTGATACTTGTAGTTACTATTGCTAATTTTTTGGAATTCATATAAAAATTTTCTTTGTGTCTGATACGTTAATATTAAAATGTATACACTTTAATCAAATTTGTCAATCATTTATATATCTTTTAAAAACTGATTGAAGAAGTTTAATGTAGACCATTTTGTTGTTATTTTATTATAAGCACTATCTATCATAGGTTGATAATCTTGATAATTTTTTAGTATATGTGAGATTTTTTCCTTTAAATCTTTTTCATCATACCAATACAAAAAGTCTACATTTGGTGTAAATTGTTTTTCTAAAAGTCTCCATTCATCATAAAAACACAATATTAAAGATTTTGAAACAGCAGCTTCAATACCTCTTGTTTTTAATTGTGGTGCCATTCCATGTGTTTTACATAATGTTAATCCTTGATGCGTGGGATAATTATCTGTTAAATGTGGATATGGCATTTTTAATATATTATGAACTATTGAAATTTTACTTTGTGATGCAAGTTTTAATTTTGTAACATAATCTACTCCTGAATGAGTACCACCATCAAATGATACTATGCATTTCTTGTAGTCATTTAACATTTTTAAATTTAAAGGACAACTGATCTGGTGACCTGAATAATAAACATCAAATATTTTCTCAGAATGTTCTGGAATATACTTCAAATTGAATGGCATCCAAATTGATTCCCATTTATTGTTATTATTTAGTTTGTTAAAGTATTCTACTGTGTATGGACATATAGAATAAACTTTACGTATTTTGGAATCATATTTTGAAAACAATTGAGGTTCAACACCATGAATAAAACAATTTGGTGCTTCAAGATGAATCATTACAACGTCATTTCCATCATACTGATCAAAAAATCCCCAATTATGACCGCCAGGAATCAATACATAGTTAGTTTTTGTTGGAATTGATTCAAACTCATCAAATTCAAAAAAATGTACTGGATCTTGTTTATTAACAGCTATAAAATTTTTATCAAAATGTTTCATATTGAGTTTACTTATTGTGTGTGTAGATTTTTAAGAAAATCAAAAACGGTATAGTTAATATTAGGATTGATGTATAGTAATCCAAACGCTATATTACTAGGTGAAATTAATAAATGACGACATTTTGATAAGTTAAATACGTCTGTTAAAATGTCCGTATATTCTTTTTCTAGTGATACATTTCTACACTGTTGCCATAATCCTTCATTCAACCGTTCCATTGGTAGATATAACAATTTGTCTTTAAATTTATTCAAACACAATTCAAAAAATATACGTTGACTTGAAGCTAGGTAGATATTATTATACTTACCTTCTTCCATTGTTTTTTCAATTTGTTCTAAGTATAATTTGTGATAATCATCCAATGATATATGATTTTTTAATGGTTCTGAAAAATCAGGAGCTTCATTAAAAAAATACATATCAATAAATCTATAATTTATACCTAATGTATTTTCTGGTATATTAAATGGTTGGAGTTTTTCAGATTTTATTTTTAAGTTTGTTGTATATATGTAATTATATAAATTTCTTAGTTTTTGAAAATCTGGATCAGTGTAAACTTTTCCTTTACAGAGATACCATCCATTTTCATATTTGTTATAAAATTCTTGACTTATATCATTCTTAAATGCATTTTTAATTAGATCAGTATAAAATTGAGAGAATTGATAAAATGAATCACTTTCAAAAATATGATTGTCATATTCATGTTTTTGAATAAAAAAACTTTCAAAAATATTTTGATCTATAAGTCCATTCCACTGAACATGCATAGGAGTATTAGTTTTCATTGAATACCAATACCATCCAATAACAGCATTAAAGTTACTAAAGAAACCGGCACTTAACCTATTTTTAATTAATATCATGGTATGTTTTCCAATAATTTTTAATAAAATCTATTTCTTCATTTGTTGTTTTATTTCTAAATAACATATCCCAATATTTAAAAGAAATCAAATCATTTGGAGTTCCAAGACAAACATAATTACTTGTAGGATAATGTATTACATTTAGTCCATCTCTAATCATTTGATTATACACTAACGTCACATAATATTCTCCATTAGCAGTTTCATTATTTTCTATCAATTTGTGTAAGTAATGTTTTAGTAAATTACCAGATTTAAAATAATAAATTCCACTAGAAGCATATTCTTGAATAGGATCATTAGTATAGTATCCTTTTTCTCTTACTTCTAATACATTAGATTCATTGGTTTTTAAATGCGCAAAATTTATATTTCTCATTCTATGAGGATGCATTCCGGTATGAGTCACCAAACATCCATCACAGTTTGTACTGTTCAATTTATTAATAAAGTCAGTGTAATTCCATTTATGTGTTAAATCACAATATGATATGATATATTGTTCATTTTCATCTATATAAGATTCTAGTTGTAAAATTGATATAACAGGACCTTTTTTATGAGAAGGAATAGTGACAACTGTTGATGATGGATATAATTGATTCAATGTCTCATCTATCTTATAATTCTTTACATCATGATCATTTATAATAAATGTTACATCATTAAAATTTATGTCTGGAAACATATCCATGACATACTCAATTACCATCTTGTTATTTATTTTTATTAATGGTTTAACTATAAATCCGTCTGATGTAAACCGTTCACTATTACCACTTAATGTAAAAATATATTTCATATAACGAATAATTTATAATTCTGTTCTTTGATATTGATAGGATAATCAGTTAAAACGCCATAACAATTATCAAATGAACTTTCTGAATAAATAGGTGTTAGTTCAGGCATAACGATGACTGATCTTTTATTTATTTTCATTCCCGGTTTACAAAATATATTTTGTTTTGATGTTAGTACAAAATCATCATTAGAATGACCAAATATATTCAATTCTTTATAGTCTAATAAGAACTCTAGTGAATCCATGTTTTTACAATGAATCCACAATTTATCTGAGTGATTTTTTAACCATTCTATTGACGTACAATATTGAGGACCATCATGTCCTAAATATAACTTATTATCAACTAACCAAATATCAATTTCAATGTCAAATCCTAAACTAATTGCAGAATATATTGAATCAATAGAATTTTCTGTTTTTTGGTTGGGTCCATATAAATTGCCTCTATGAGAAATTATCCTCATTTTCCCTCCCATGCAATGCTTAATATTGAATCAATGGTATCTTTATATTTTGTATATGGTCTAATTGAATGAAAATCTATATACCATTGGTTCCTCAATAAATTTTCATCATAATAACTTATTAGATTCCCTCTGTCATTTAAAGCGTTTCCTAATCTACTTATATGTTGATTGTGATCTGAGTAGAATCCCTGAAAGTTTACATCATTTAACTTACTTCTTAATCTTTCAGTTGTATATTGTTCACAACAACAGTAATATCTTTTACTTTCAGAATCCCAATCTTTGCTAAAAAATCCTAATCCGTATTTGTTTTCATATAAAAACTTACATGAGTCTTCAAATGTATCATGTAGATCAAAGTTTTGATCAAATACATATCCTTTTGCAACGTGATTATGAGCGCATAAATCAGCTCCTCCATCTTTTGGACCTTTAATTTTCCATAAATCTGGTGGATTTGAGATCCTATTTTCCATCAAATGTACATGAAAATCATCTGGAATATCTTTAATCAAATCAACAAATCTATATTTTTGTAATGGAAATAGATCAATATCACCCAATAACCATGTAGTATTTGGTTCTAGTTTGGTAAACCATATTCTTGCAAATAATAATTGTATTATTTTTGGATATGCTAAATACTTCTGATAGTATACTTTACCATACTGTTCACTTAATTTGTTCTCTCCAAAATAAATTAAAACAGGTTCAATTCCTAATTTTTCATAAAAAATCTTTGAGATAGGTTCCCAAAAATCACCGTATTCTTCTGATGAAGAAAATATTACTTTTTGTATTTTCATTTTATTTAAATTTTAACAAAAAAATCATCAATTCTACCTCTATATTCAAAATTGAATCCATGTGAGATTAGAAATTTTCTAATATTATTATCATTATAATTATTTTCACATACAATGCAATTTATATCAAATTTTTTATAATCTATATGAAATAAAATATCAAATTCACTGCCTTCAGTATCTATACTTAGTAAGTCAATTTTGAATAAATTGTTTGATTCAAGTAATTCATTTATATCAAAACAGTCAACTTCTAACGTTTCACACACAGAATTATTTTCTCTGGATTCATTTACTACTCTATTTTGATGTTCTGTAGAATAACAATCTATCAAACCGCTTAATTGGTCTGTAAAGCCTTTTATATTATTAAATTTCTTTTTTTCATTTTTATTCCATGCACAACCACGTATGCATTTGGATTGTCTATTTTTTTCTAATTTTTCAAATGCATCTGGACTTGGTTCTATACACATTCCTGTCCAATTTAAATGTTTTTCAAAAAAATATGTGTTTGATCCGCATATGCCATCATACGCTCCTATATCAACAAATACACCGTTCTTTTTATTTCTAAATAACCCCTCATTCAAGATTTTGTCTTGATCAAATTGAGCGTAATAATTCATAGTTTAATATTATTAATAATTTCTGTTAAGATCTTGTCCAAATTGTAGTTATACTCCCACTTGGGATAATCCTTTTTGAATTTTGTTACATCACTTATCCACCAGATGTGATCACCTTTTCTATTTTCTTCTACATAACTATAGTAAGTTTTTATGTTTGTCAAATTATCAATTTTTTTAATTGCTTCTAATATTGAACAATTTGAATATCTGCTTCCGCCAATGTTATACACTTCTCCACATTTTGGATTATTTATCACAAAATCAAATGCAGAGACTAAATCTTTTGAATGTATATTGTCTCTTACTTGTTTTCCCTTGTAACCAAAAATATTATATTTTGTTTTTGTTAAATTACACTTGACAAGATAATTTAAAAATCCATGTAATTTTGCACCGTTATGTTTTGAACCAGTTAAACAACCTCCTCTAAATACAGTAGTTTTCATACCAAAATATTTACCGTATTCTTGGACGTATACATCAGATGAAAGTTTTGAACATCCAAATAAACTGTGTTTTGTGTTATCTATTGAAAAATTTTCATTTATTCCATCAGTATATTCAACATCTAAATTTTCATATCTAGTATCCAGTTCAACTAAATTCAATTTATTTGGATTGTCACCGTATACTTTATTAGTTGACATATAGATAAAAACAGAATTTGGTATATACTTTCTTGTTAATTCTAGAAGATCTATTGTTGCAATTGCATTTATTGAAAAATCCATAAATGGATCATTTACAGCCCAATCATGTGATGGTTGTGCTGCACAATGAATTACTGCTTCTATATCAACATTATATTCAATGAAAATTTTCTCTATCTCTTTTTTGTCTCTTATGTCTAGTTCAACATGAACATAATTTGAAAAATTGGTTTTCATTGATTGTATGTTGTCAACTACAGATCCGTCTTTTCCAAAGAAAACTTCACGGCTGTTATTATCAATGCCAATTACTCTATAATTTTTATTTATAAAAAAATCAACTGCTTCACTTCCAACTAATCCGCCTGATCCTGTTATTAATATAGTTTTCATTTAAAATAATTATGTAATTCTGAATTCCACAGATAATCTTCTGCTATTTTATATTTTAGTGCAATATTGAAGTTTTCTTGGATTATATCTTTATTATTATTGTAATAGTTATACAAAAATTCTTGATCTTTTAGAATGTTATATAAATCTAAAATTGTATCAAATTCAAACATTCCTTTTTTATTAAAAAACTTTTCAATTGATGGACATCCCCAATATATAGGAATCACACCTGTAAGAAAACAGTCTATGATTTTTTCACTGAAATAATAGTCTTCTTTACAATTTTCTATAACAACTGAAAACATGTAATTTCTACATGACTCTATTTTTTTAACGTGTTTCCCATCAATTCCGCTTCCCATTACATCAATGATATCAGAAAAATTCTCAGCTACATCAAATCTTAAATTGTGTCCACTTGAAAATTTTTTAAATGAATACATCATTGATATCAATTTGTTTTTTTCATGTTCTAAAGAAATTTCCTTGTCTTCTAAATGACACCCTCCGATTGGTAAAAATTTAGCATTTGACTTCTGTAATATAGTTTTACTATGTGTAAAGATTAAATCAAATTTTTCTGAATTTTCATATACCCACTTATATGAATTTGGTGTTATGACAGGAGATTCTAATAACCATGCATATTTTTTAATATCAGATGGAATGTGATCTACATCAAATATATTAGAATCTGTTAAAAAAACAAAATTATCATGTTGATTGTTTCTATCCCATTCAAAAAAAGAGGGTTTATGATATCCACTACTAGAAGATGCGTGTGAAAATAAACTGTCTTTAATAGAAATCTTTTTCATATTCTTATCCATTCTTTAAATAATATGTCATCAACGTTAAATCCTTGTTTAATCAACGCATTACCAACCCAAATAGATGGAACAATTATAGTAGAATCTTTTCTGTCATTTAAATATGCTGCCCACCATCCAAAAGTACTGTTAGAAATTATTATATTTTTACACAGAGAAATTAAGTATAGTTCATTATAGTCTTCATCTTTAATATATTCAACGGGAACATTAAATTTTAAATTAGTTTTACACCAGTTTATGTCATCACTGAATATATAAATTTTAGAAGTTTCTACTTTCTTAACTGCTTCAGTATAATATTCAGAGGATAATAAAGGATGATGGTCTGGAAATTTATGATAATCTCCTCTACGGACTTGTATTGCAGTTGCGTCTGATGATATCTTATATTTTGATTTTAATTCACTTATTACACTTTCATTTGTAAATAAATTTTTGATATATTGTCTATTATGATCAAAATATTTAAATGACTGAAAATGTCCATTCAATTTTAAATTTGGTTGATATGGAATTGTTGAATATTCACATGTATCTTTTGTATACAAATATTGAGAGTTTATTTTTGAGTCAAATATAATTTTATTAAAAATATTTGATGAGTATGTATTCACATTTCTTCCTTGATTTGGTAGAATGTGTTCTTCATTGTTAACAATCAATATTGAATTATTGTCTTTTGCAAGTGATGCAGCTGCTGCTATTTCAAACATCTGGTTACCTAACCCACCAGCAAGAGTTGGAGTTATATGTGAAAGTACAGTGTAAGGTTTTTGATTTCTGATTATTGATTCATAATCAATTTTAACATTTAAATTATCTACATGTGCTCTACTTTTATTATTTGCTTCTGTGTGGTTGTATAGATAAACAGGATCTGTTACTCTAAATACTTTATTTGATGGACATAATTCTAACGCAGCAAACATTATTGCCAAATCATCTGGACCAACAAGGTATTTATCATCATGAATAAAATCATTTTTATCTATTTTATTCCATATAACTCCTTTCATGGACTTCAGATGTGATGTTCTCCACATATCTTTACGATATGATCTATTTTTTATTACTTCATTTGGTATTTCTGAATTCTGTGGATATGGCTCTGTTATTTTATCTTCACCTTCCCATACTACCATTCCACCATAAGTTAACCAACAAGAACTTTGTGTGTATATTGAATTTAAATAAGACAATACATTATCACAATAAAACATATCATCACCATCTAAAAACACAATAATATCACTATCATTTATAGTTGAATACTTTTCTAAATTATAATAGAACCAGGTTTTTAATTTTCTAACATCTGATTTTATATATGTAAACTTTTCATTACTTCCAACAATGTTTTTAAATTCAACTTCTGTATTATCATCAGACGCATCATCATAATAAATGACTTTATAATGTGGGTAATCTTGTGATAAAATTGATGATATATTATATTTTACCCATTGACCATTATTTCTACTTCCAATTATTATGATGAAATTATTCATATATTTTTTAAAACAATGATTGGTTGATATACACCTGAAATTCCAAAATCATTATTTAACAAATGATCTTCCATTCCAATAGTCCCTACAATTTCCCACTGATCAAATAGTAGTGGGAATCTAATATTTCCATATACTCTATGAGCATTCCATACAATTTTATCTATTCCTGTTGGAACAGCTAAATACAAAAGACCGTCTTTTTTGATGATCTTTTTCATTTCTTTCATTGCTCTAATATCACCGTTTGGATTTATAGGATCACCATATCTTCCAAGACCGTCATGTTCAAATGATGATATAGAAAACGCACAATCAAACTGATATGGATTCTTCCAATAATCATCTATGGTTATTTGTTTTATGTCTGGATGATCATAATAGGTTTGGTTATAATCAATTGCAGTTGGTTGACCACCATTTGCTAATACAATTGACTCATACCATGGTAAAATTGAACCCATTACTGCTACTGTTTTACCAGTAACAGGACAAGAATCTAATGCGTCATATAACCAAGTATCTGTATTTCCATAAGATACGCCTTGCATTTTTTTCTTTGCATTTGATATCATTTCTTCTACATCATTAAAGGTAAACTTTCTTAAATGTGTAGCAGTATCATTATGGTACCAATTTTCTAATCTAACACCACCTGACAAAAATTCAGACTGTTGTGTTGCCGTTAATTCATTCCATTGTGGAGGGATCATAAGTTATTTTCTAGTATATTAAACATCTTTGTTTTCCAAATATCAATATTATAATTTTGTTTATACAATTCTTTTGCTTTATTAGAACATTCATTATAAAATGAAATGTCATTTTTTAATCTCAAAACTAATTCTCTTGCGGTATAAACGTCCTCTGCATCAACTGATAATTCTGGAAAACATATTTTTTGAGTGTCTACTTTATTGTTTCCAATACAAGGAATACCAAAATAAGCACAATTTAAACTAAATGTACCCGCAGCAATAGTTGGCATAAGGTGTATTGCGTATTTAAATGTTGATAGGGTTTTTATCCAATCATGCCATATAAGTCTTGGTAATACAGTCAAATTTGGAATTTGATCCTCACCTTGTCTACTAGAATGTGATGATTGAACAAAAATAGGATGTGATAGTTCAGTTGCAACCATATAACTTTGAAACCCACCATACCACCTACTAAAATTACCACCAATAATAACTTTATTTTCAGGTTTTGGTTCTATGGTTTTAATCAATTCTTCTACCATTAGAGTAGGAATTGTTTCTACACGTTTTCCTGGATACAATCCTTTATACCAATTAGTGTCATATTGATTATGTGAAAACAGAATATTACATTCAGCTAATTGATTATAAAAATTAAATTGATCTTCCAATGTAAAATCATTTACATACCAAGTTGGACCTTCTTGAATTGAACAGACAAATTTATTTTTTAATTTTAGATCTGAAACAACTGATGATGCAAATATATGTGAATATACGTTTTTGTCTTTTGTTAATGTTTTACCTTCAGAATTTAAAAATACTCCTCCTTTTGGGAAAATGATCATCACATAATCATATCCACTTATTTGATTCCAATTTTCTAAAAAGAAATGATCAGCATTTAATGCATTCATCCATGCGAATTCAGTACGCATGTTGTTGTTACTAGGAGATACTTTTCCATTAAATGGCAATTCACTCAAAAACGCAATTTTCATGATCAATTATTTTACGTTTTCCTTAAACCATGTATACGCTTCTTGTAATCCTTGGCGTAATTCTACTTTTGGTTTCCAACCCAAATTAAATAGTTTAGTAGAATCTAATAAACGTTTAGGAGTTCCATTTGGTTTTGTAGTGTCCCACTTTATTTCTCCGGTATAATTTACAATATCTTTAATAATTTCTACAACATCTTTAATTGTGTAATCATCACCATATCCAATATTGATGATTTGGTCAGATTCATATTTATCCATTAAAAATATAAGAGCATCAGCCAAATCATCTGAATTTAGAAATTCTCTACGTGCTAATCCATCTCCCCAACAAACAACTTCATTTAGACCATCACGTTTGGCTTCATGAAATCTTCTAATAAGAGCAGGCAATACATGAGAATTTAATGGATGAAAATTATCATTAATACCATACAAATTACAAGGCATTACACTGATAAAATTATCTCCATATTGTTTTCTGTATGCTTGACATAATTTAATACCTGAAATCTTTGCTATAGCATACCATTGATTGGTAGGTTCCAATTCTCCTGATAATAGATATTCTTCTTTGACAGGTGTAGGAGCGTATTTTGGATATATGCATACGCTTCCTAAAAACATTAATTTCTTAACGGAATAATTGTGGCTTGCATTGATTACATTTCCTTGTATTTGTAAGTTTTCATCCAAAAATTCTACGGGATATGTATCATTTGCACGTATACCACCAACTTTAGCAGCTGCTAAAAAAACATAATCTGGCTTATTTAAAGAAAACCAATAATTTACTTCTGAGGTTGATTTCAAATCAACCTGATTGCGGTCTACAGTTAATATATTATTATAACCAAGACTATTTAATTTTCTCACAATTGCAGACCCGACCAATCCTTTGTGACCCGCAACAAAAATTTTATCAGTTTTGTTCATATGTTGAATTTTTTATTTTAAATTTGTTTCCATTTGTTTTTTAATCCAATTGAATGTCTTTTCAATTCCTATTTTTAATGGTTGTGAAGGTTCCCATCCCATTTTTTCACGGTATAGAGTATTATCTGAGTTTCTTCCTCTTACTCCTGTAGGACACTTGAATCCATATTTTTGTTTAAATTCTTCTCCGTCAAGATTTTTAATCTTAATGTTGTTTTGTTTCAAATCAATTGCAATTTGCGCCAATTGATTGATTGTTACTATTTCTTCAGAACCAATATTTACTGGACCTAAGAATGAGTCCTGTCTTACAAATCGTAAAACTGCTTCTATACATTCATCAATATATAAAAATGATCTAGTTTGTAATCCGTCACCCCATACTTCCAATTCACCACCTTCAGCAACTTCTAATGCTTTTCTACACATTGCGGCTGGTGCCTTTTCTTTACCTCCTTTATACGTTCCGCATGGACCAAAAATGTTATGAAATCTAGCAATTCTTACATCTAACTTGTGATTTCTATTATATGCTAAATAAAGTCTTTCACTAAATAATTTTTCCCAACCATATTCACTATCTGGTTCTGCTGGATATGCATCCTTTTCTGCACATTTTGGGTTATTTGGGTCCATTTGATTATATTCAGGATATGCACATGCACTTGATGAATAAAAAACCTTCTTTGCTTTCTTCTTTGTACATTCATGTACAACATTTAAATTAATTAATGCTGAATTATGCATTACATTTGCATCATTTTGACCAGTGAATATATACAAAGCCCCTCCCATGTCTGCTGCAAGTTGGTATACTTCATCTACATTTTCTGGAATTACTGATGATACAACATTTGGATCTGTTAAATCACCAAGAACAAAGTCATCTGCATAGTTATGATATTCATTATTTTTGATGTCAACACCACGGACCCAATAACCTTCTTCTTTTAGTCTTTTAACTAAATGTCCACCGATAAATCCACCGGCACCTAATACTACTGCGGTTTTTTTATTCATACTTTAAATCCTTTGTTTTCTTCTTCTGTAAATAGTTTGTTATACTTAATGTTTGTTTGTATTTGTTTTTCAATTGTTTTGTTATGGTGTAAAGATAATTCATACATTGCAGGTAAATGAACATATGTTTTTGCACCTTCTATCTTTTCATGCAATCTTCTTTTCCACTCAATATAAGGTAAATTTTTAAATAATCTACCTTGTGGATCAGGCCAATTAACAATCAATCTATTTTCATATGGAGTTAATTTCCAACCCCATTGTTTGGCGTTTTCTTGATTTACTCCCTTAAAATCATTTATACGTGGAATCCAAAATAAGTCAACTTCATTATTCAACTCAATTAATTCTTTTAATGACTCTAACAAAATTTCAGATGGTAATTCATCATCATCAATTTGAAAAATATATTCTCCCTGACACTGACTTTTACCATAGTTTTTGTGTTCACTATAATTTCTATCCAATTTGTGTTTATAAACCTTAAAAAAACTATTACCAGACACATCATTTAATATTTTTAATGTGCCTGGATTGTCACTATAATCATCAAGTATAATACACTCATTGTTTTGACCATACTTATAAAGTCTTTCTAAGAGAATTTGTAGTTCAAATCCTGTATTTTTAGTTGTTACTAAATAACTTATAAATGGTCTCATATATCAAGAAACTTTATTTAACTTTGGAAATTCCAATTTCTTTAATTTAGGAAGAACTAGTTTCTTCTCAACGGCAAATTCAGGAGCATATTTGTTTAAAATTTCATGCAATCTAACATCCATTGATTGAAGACTAAACTTTTGTTCATTTTCAATTCTCAATTTTTCATAGTCTTCCAAGATATCTTTTGATAAGCTATTATATAACTTCTTCAATTTGTCTGATGCCAAACTTTGAGATACGTAAAACCAAGAAGATTCTTTAATCAACCATTCATTTACTGATCCTGGATCAATTGGTTTAATTGTTCCTTCAAAGAACTCTGCATATTTTGGATTCAAGAAGTCTAAGTGGCCACTCCAATTTGAAACAACTGTTGGCTTTCCACTTAATGTTGATAACAAAATTGGATGACCATATCCTTCACCGTGAGTAAAGTTAACATGAACTTTTACTTTTTCATGGTTAAATAACGCATTCATCTCAACTGGACTTAGTTCACCGTGAATCAAATATACATTTGGAACATTTTCACTGACTAAAGACTGAACCTTCTTGATTTTCTTTAGAATGTCATCTCTATCAACTTTGGAGAAATTTGCTCCGTTAGTCTTTAAGATCAAGCAAGGTCTATTATCAGGCTTTGAATTTTTAAAAGTTTCTGAGAACACCTTGATTAGATTAGCAATATCCTTTCTGTCAGTAAATAACCCGCCGTGAGTCCATTGACCAACAAATAAGAATGCAAATTTTTCTGGTATTGTTGACATTACGTCTTCAATGCTTTGAATCTTTTCATTTGTTTTCTTATAAATTGAAGTATCCGCACCCCAAAAACATACTTCCATTGGTTTTTCACTCTTTAATGATTCAGCTCGCCCATCTGGAAATTGTTTTTGATATTGAGCTGATTCAAATACCTTCTTAACATGATTACTGGTGACAATATTCATGTTCATTTTATTTAAACCTTCAATGAATTGACCAGATGCCGCAGTAGTTTCAATACCAGCGGTAATGCCAATATTATATTTACCTACTGATTGGAATTCATTTGGAATACTAATTTGTACAAATAGATCAGGCTGTTTTTGTAGAGGAGCATTTAAAAAATGAGTGAACAATTTCTTATCCTCCTCAGTAGTAATATCATTATCAGATACTTTTGATGGACAACCACCCCATCTTGTAGGAGCAATTTTAACATCATATTTGTCATATCTAATAATACTTCTTGCAAGATCTGTTGCCAAATCACCATAACCGCTTCTATTGAAGACTGGTCCTTGAATTACACATAATGGTTTACTCATAAATTTATCCTAGTTTTTGTTCTCTTTCTTTAATTGCGTCAATATATTTTTTCTGTGGGGTCACTACATTGTTATTGTTCATTTCATACAAGTCAGTAATGTTTTTAATTTGTTGTTTGGTATTTTCTGTTGATTTAGTATCAGTACTACCAAAACCACCTTCACCTCTATTAGTAGAATCCAATTCATCTACTAACACAAACTCAACGTTTTCTACCTTAGTCACTTTGAGTTGACAAACTTTATCACCCTTATTATAGAGTTTATTAAAGTTAACATATCCTTCCAATAGATTATCTGTTCTAATTCTATAATCTTCTGGTTGCCAGATATACTTGAAACGAAGTAATACTTCACCACGATAATCTGCGTCAATCAATCCAATACAGTTGGATAATACCAAATTATACTTACTAACACTACTACGAGGAAATGCTAGAATATCATAATCCAAATCAGTATAACCAAAGTTACTAAATACTCTATCTTTTTGTACAGCTAACTTAAGATTGGTCTTATATTGAATATAATCAATACGTTTGTATGATCCATTTTCATATTTTTCACCAACAATTTCTGGATCACTTGTAACAATTACATCAAATCCAGTAGCTCTATCAGTACCTTTCTTGGGTAGATTGTCTGTAGACTGATATGTCTCATTCTTTAATACTTGAATCTTCATAGTTTAGATACTGTAGTATTGATTTCTGATTTGAGTTTGTCAACGTTAATCTTAGGAACTTCTACACCAAATGTATTATGTGGTTGTGAATTACCAACACAATCAGATGTTGTATGAATAGAAAAGCCAGGTTCTGGAATAAAGTTGTTAATAGTATAATCCATTGCTTTGATAAATTGATCACACATATTCTTGGCATTAATACCACCTTCATTCATTGCCCATCTACGACCTTCCAAACCACACTTTTCACGTTGTTCTGGTGTCATTAGATACCAATACATGATTGCTTCAGCAGCTTCTTCCCATGTACATACATCATCAAAGATATATGGAGTTGGCACACTTCCTTGAATTGTTTTAACTGCGGGCCAAACTGGCTTAGCCCACACACCATGATTTCTATATTTTCCAGTACTATTAGTGCCAAATTCAAGGGTAAATTCAAATGGTTTACCTTCATTATCTACTTGACCAATTTGATCTTGTAACCCACCAGTTACCGTAGTAATAACTGGAGTACCACACATAATTGATTCAGCGATGCTCAATCCAAATCCTTCATTAGAACTGATTAGAATTGTAGCGTCTGCAATATTGTACATTGCACACATTTCTTCTGGACTAATCTTATGTTCAACAAATACAACATCATAATTTGGACATAGAGCAGTAATTACTTCTGGTAAGTCTGTACCTGCGTCTTGTACTTTTTCTGTATGTAATACAAATACACACTTAGCAGCTTGTTCTGGTGTTAGATTATCACAGAATGCTCTAAAAGCTAATACTGCATTACTTGTCTTTTTACGTTGAACGTTACGACTATTATAGAACAATACAAAGTCATATTGTTTATCACCAAATAGTTGCTTTTTCTTTTCTTTGATGAGTTTATGATCTGCAGCTAGTGGTGTAAATACATCACTGTTGATACCGTGAGGAACTAAATGTAATAGATGTTTTTTATTTTTAAATGGCATAACTTTATTAAACTGTTTGGTTTTCTACTTCATCTAATGAGAAACAGTTTTCTGCTCCCAATACGTGTTTAGCAATATTATTTGATTGTTTACTAATAGCAAACAATGCGTCACAACTCTGATAAAATGGTCTGTTCCACATTGGATATGGCAAATCATCCCAAATATGAAGATATGTCAATGGTACTTTGGCTCTAACTTGTTTTTCAATAGCATATAACCATCCCCAGAATCTAGGATCAGTGAAATGCATGATTGCATCAGGCTTTTCAATTTGCATAATAGAAAATAACATTTGGTCATTTCCATAACCATCAGTAGGATACAATTTGATACTTGCATCTGGTACTTTTGTCAAATCTCTTGTTGCTTGATTTAAGTCAACAATCTTACCTGCTTCTGGATGTTTGATTGCACCTGCAATTTGAACCCAATCATAGTGATGAACTGTACCCAAGGCCAATTCTCTGGACATAGTTGCTATACCACTATGCATTCTTAAATCATCTGATAGTAATAATATTTTCTTTTTCTTCATAAATTGTTAGTTTTTAGATCCAGTAATACTTAATTTGGTAACTTGTGCCTCTTCACTTAAAACTGGAATGCTGAAATTATATAATCTGTCTTTAAATTCTCTGTCGTTCAAATACAAATACATTGCTCTATTCACTAGATCTTGCAAATGAAACTTGGATTTAACGTTTTGAATCTTAAATGACTCATATAAACCATTATCTACCTTTACGGTTGTAACACTGCTTTTCATATATACGTATATACATATATACGGCAGTCAAGGTAGATTTATTTTAATCTAACAATTTATCTGCTTTGCCATTACAATTAACCTTGTGATGTTGACAATACTTACAATTCTTCTTAGCTTTACCAGGAATCTTTGGATACGAACCATTTACATTGTAATCACCTTCAACGGTAAAACACTCAGTAACAAATGTTGCAAAGTCACCTAGAGTAGATGCAATTGCTTGTTTATTGTGCATGGGTTCATAGATTTGAATACGACTTTGAGGAAAGTCTACAGCTTCATATAGTTTTCTCTTTAAGATAAAGAATTCTACTTCAATGTGATTCAAATCAACGTTGAACTTCTTTGCATAAAATGCTTTATATAGCAAGATCTGACTAAACTTGGCTGGATCTTCCTTTTGATACTTATTCCATCCATTAGAACTAGTCTTAAAGTCATAAATCTTATACTTACCAGTTTCTTTATCTTTAAGAACCAAGTCAACGTAAGCAATAAACTCTACGTTATTCTTAATTGGTAGGTCCAATGGAATTTCCACACCAATAAACTCATATTTCTGAGAAGGAAAGTATTTGAGACGGTTCTTTGTACTAAGAAATGTCTTTAAGATATCTTCACCATCAAATACAAACTCAGTGTATTCATCATCTGTATAAGTGAATTTACTATCTGGTTTATTCTTTTCTTTTTGGATTTCTTCCTCAAACTTAACTTTGAACAATTCAAATACATTGATACTATCAGCCTTCTCAACTGATTCAGTGTATAGTGATTGTAAGAATGTTTGAACAGAATGATGGATTGCGGTACCAAAGAATATGTTTAAACTTGCGTCATAGATTCTTTTACCTTCCAGATAGTTAAGTTTCCAACTGTAGGGACATTTCATCCACATTGAATATTGGCTGAAACTTACCCGCTTCTTTTTTATTTCTTGTACATCCATTTGAATAGAATAACTTATAAAATATATGAAGTCAATCTATAACAACTATTTATTGAATATGAAAAATCTATTATTCTCATTATTAATGGTGTTGTCTGTTAACGCAAACAGTTTGTTTCTTTATGATTCCACAGAAAAAACTGAGTTATCAGAAGTAGTTGGTGGAAAATTAAGTGTGTTGTCCACTACTGTTGGTAACACATATACACTAACAAATGGTCTTAGTGTTGTAGCTGGTACAAATCAAACTACTTCTTATGTATTTCCACATAAAATTGCTGTATATCAAAAAGAATCTACTAGTGTATATTTCAACCAAACACCAATTGAATACAATAATACATTCAAATTACCTGAAATAGTTAAATTAAAAGAATCCGCATTTAATTTTACTGTAGATGGTGTACTATATTGCGTAAGCAAATGTCCAAGTCAAACTACTATAGGTACTCCACTTGGATTTATTACATTTACTAACGCCAAATTTTTTGTAACATCTGGAGCTAAATATACTCATGTATATGTAGTAGAAGGTAATGTAACAGTTTCAGATACAAAGTCAAAGAAAAAGAAACAATTAAAAGCTGATGATTACCTTGTTATAACACCACAAATAGTATTGTCTCCAAGAGAAGGTACTATAAGTAACTTAGGCAACTCTTTCAGCATCAAAGAAGTAGAAGATACAGAAAAAGAAGTACACGTTAAAGAAACTCAAGTGTTAACTGATAAACTTAATAACGTACTTTTTATAAACTATGACGCAAATATATTTGGTGTTAAATTAAATTGACAGTGTTTAAAAATTAGGTTATAATAGAATTATGAGATTAGAACAATTGTATTCATTAACTGAAGATGAAACCGCAATGCTTTGGGGAATTGTTAATTTAGCAACTCCTCCTGTTATTAGCGCTTATCAAATGGAAGTGGAATTATTCACAGCTATTAAAGATGAAAAGCTAAAACAACGAGTGAATCAGTTTGACAAGTACGTAAAACCAGAGTATATTGAACTATACAACTCACTTAAAGCTAAGTTGGGTTATTAAAAATATGTATCAAAACATCTTTGTAGATAAAAAAGAAAACACAGTACATTTGTGGGATGATGAAAAGGGTTATGTAACATTTCCATTCAGAAACTACGCATACAGAAAGAGTTCTAACGGAACTTACCGTTCAATTTATGGTGACAAGTTGGAGAAGATTTATAACTTCAATCCAAGAGATCCATCATTGTTTGAAAGTGACGTTCCAATGGAAACTCGTATTCTAATTGATGCGTATGAAGACAGTGATGAACCATCAAAAGGTCACCGTGTAGTCACAATTGACATTGAGGTTAGTTCTGAAGGTGGATTTCCAGTTGTAGAAGAAGGTGATAAGGAAATCACAGCTATTGCTATTCATGATGATGCAACAAAACAATATACCGTATTCATCTTGGATAAGGAAATGAAGATTCAAGACAGTATCAATGACAACGTTGAAATCAAGTCATATGACAATGAAGAATCATTGTTGATGCACTTCTTCACCAAATGGGAAGAAATTCAACCTACTATTGTAACTGGTTGGAACATTGACGGATTTGATATGGTTTACTTGTACAACCGTGCAAAACGTGTTGTTGGTGAAACCAATGCTAAACGTCTAAGTTCAATTGGTATTTGTTATTTCAACAAGTTCTTGGAACGTATGACTATTGCTGGTGTATCTTGTTTGGATTATATGATTCTATACAAGAAGTTCAGTGGTAAGAATGAACCAAGTTATGCTCTAGGTGCTATTGGCAAGAAGGTTGTTAATATTGAAAAGATCAGTTACAAAGGTAGTTTGAATGATTTGTACAAAGATGATATTAACAGATACATTGAATATAACTTGAATGACGTTAAGATCGTTGTTGCTCTTGATAAAAAATTACAGTTTATTGATCTAGCTAGAGGTATCTGTCATACTGGACACGTAGGTTATGAGAATTTTGGCATGAGTTCTAGGTTTTTGGAAGGTGCTATTCTTATTTATCTACGTAGAAAGAAACAAGTTGCTCCTAACAAGTCATTGGAAGGTCGAGCTGAATATGAAAACCAGTTGGAACAAAATGAAGAAGGTTTTGAAGGTGCTTATGTTAAAGATCCTATTCCCGGCCGTTATGATTGGGTGTTTGACTTGGACCTTACATCAATGTATCCGAATATCATCATCAGTCTTAACATCAGTCCAGAGACTAAAGTAGGTAAAGTAGAAAACTGGAATGTAGAAGAATATGTTAAAAACAACGTAACTACTTTATACATTGGTGGTAATCCATATACTGTGGATGAATTTAAATCACTATTGTCTGAAAATAATCTGAGTGTTGCTAGTAACGGTGTCTTGTATAAGAAACCAGAACCAAGTGGTGATATGGGAACTGTACCTAGCATTCTGGTTAAGTGGTTCGATGAACGTAAAAATTTAAGAAAGTTGGCTAAGAAACATGCGGATTTAAAAGAATGGGAAAAATATGAGTTCTATGATAACAGACAAAAAATTCAAAAGATTTTGCTTAACAGTATTTACGGTTGCTTGGGTCTACCTGTATTCCGTTTTTATGATAAGGACAATGCTGAAGCAGTTACACTAACTGGTGTTGACATTATTAAAACCGCCGGTAAATCTATTAACCAATATTACAAAAATGTACTCAAAGAAGATGGTGATTATCTTATTTACACTGATACCGATTCTTGTTTTGCTAGCGCTCTACCTATCATTCAAAAGACAATGCCGGAGATTGATCTCAAAGATGAAGAGCAGATGACCAAAGCAATCTTACAAGTCTGCGGTGAAGTTCAATCATTTGTAAACCAAATGTTCAATATCATGGCAGACCGTATGTTTAACGTTCAAGTACATAGGTTTGACGCTAAACAAGAAGTTATTGCTAAGACTTCATTCTGGTTGGCAAAGAAACGTTATTGTCAATTCATCATCAACAAAGGTGGTGTAGTGTGTGATGAACTGGAAGTTAAAGGTATTGACGTTGTTAGAACATCATTTCCAGCTAAATTCCGTTCATTCATGCAAGAGTTCTTGATTGATCTACTAAAGAAGGTTGATAAAGAAACTATTGACCAGAAAATCTTGGACTTCAAAGAAAACATCAAGAACCTAAATATTATTGATATTGCTAAGAACACCAGCGTTAAGTTTGAGAGTCAAGACAAGACCAAGAGTTATGACAACAACAAACGTCAACCATTCAAGTTTTTGTCCGGTACTCCAGCTCAAGCTAAAGCTGCTTTGGCTTACAATGATCTACTTGTGAAGTGGAACTTGGTCAAATCAGTTCCAAAGATTCTACATGGTCAAAAGATCAAGTGGGTATATCTGAAACAAAATGAATATGGTGTTGAAGGTATTGCCATGAAAGCTGATGGTACTGATCCAGATCAAATCATGGACTTTATCACCAAGTATGTAGACCGTGAAGCTATGTATGAACAAGAATTAAAGAGTAAATTGGTAGACTTTTATAGTGTCTTGAAGTGGGATTATCCCAATGAAAATGATGCTAAAGCTAGTGAGTTTTTTGGATTTTAATTGTTATGAGTAAATATAAAGAAATGCTAACCATTCCAATAGAGGATGGATCAAATATCCCTTTGTATCTAAATGCACCACATTTTGCTATTTCTAAAGGTTATAACAGAGTGGTCATAGGACAACGTGGACCATATGTAGAATTTAATAAAAATCAAATCATTTGTAATGCATTGCATATACCGTGTAGTCAGTTATATAGATTAAGTGACCCAAAAGTATATTACATTGAATTTAGAACAACTGATTGTGATGTAAAAGTGTACTATCAAATGAGAAGTGTAGCTTATGCAGACTACAAGATAGGATATTTTTATATCTCACCAAGTGATTTATATAAAGTTGACGGAACTTCATGTATGGTTTTACCTGATGATTACACTGAAACAGCCAAAGAATTTTTTGATTTCGAATCAAAATAAAAAATAGACAAAACAAAAAAGTATAGTAGACTAAAAAAGTATGACAAAAGACACATTAAAGACGTTTATCAGCAAGTACTACCTTGGCGGTACAATTGAATCCGTAAAGTGGGTAGTTGATAAGAATAACAAACAACTCAAGACAAGTGCTATTACTGAAGACAAAAACGTTCTGTTGAACGTCACCTTCAATAACTTTGAAGATCTAACTGATGCTGAATTGGGTATCAATGATACTTCCAAGTTGGTAAAGCTACTTAATGTACTTGGTGATAACATCAACGGATCATATAATACCAGTGGTGACAAGATTACTAGTATTGTATTCAGTGATGATCATACTGATGTACAGTATGTAACTGCTGATCTAAGTGTTATTCCAGTAGCTCCTCCACTCAAGAAAGTTCCTCCTACCAATGCAGAGATTGCTCTTGACGCTGAATTTATTTCACGTTACATCTCTTCAAAGAATGCTCTTCCAGACGTTGAAACATTCACTCTTCTTATGAACAAGAAAGGTGTACTTGAATTGGTAATTGGTCATTCAAGCATCAACAGTAACCGTATTAAGTTGAATGTTACCACTAAGAATGGTAAGGACAAGGTTGCAAAGAACATTAGTTTCAATGCAAACCATCTAAAAGAGATCCTTATTGCTAACAAGGACTGTACTGACGCAACCTTGAAGGTAAGTGACGCTGGTCTTAGTGTAGTTGAGTTCACTTGTGGTGAATTTACCGCTAACTATTACCTAGTTGAACTCAAGACCATTGATTAAAATTTAGAGAAAAGAAAGACAAAACATACATCATCATCTCCCGGCACCTGTTGTGCCGGGTTTTTTGTTGGTTGACTTTTGGACCAAACATGGTAATCTATTAAAGATATGAGTTTTATTGCATTTGAAGAAGTTAAACAGACTGAAACGCAACATTATCTATGGGTTGAGAAGTACCGTCCCAACACTTTAGAGAATTATGTTGGAAATCAGCAGTTGAAAGATACTGTCAAGGGTTATATTGAGAAACATGATATTCCTCATTTGTTGTTTTATGGTACTGCTGGTACTGGCAAGACTACATTGGCTAAGGCTATTACAAAGAATATTGACTGTGATGTGATGTATATTAATGCATCTGATGAAAACAGTGTAGACAATGTACGAACCAAGATCAAAGGTTTTGCTAGTAGTGTTGGTTTTAGAAAGATTAAGGTTATTATCCTTGATGAATCTGACTTCTTGAGTCCAGAAGCTCAAGCTGCTCTACGTAACATGATGGAAACCTATAGTTTGACTACACGGTTTATTCTGACTTGTAACTATGTAGAGAAGATTATTCCCGCTTTGGTTTCACGTTGTCAGACTTATAAGATTGAACCGTTGAGCAAGAAAGAAGTAGCGGTACATTTAAAGATGATTTTGGATAAGGAATCTGTACAATATACACCAGAAGATCTAGGATATATTGTTAACACCTACTATCCAGATATCCGTAAGATTCTAAACTACAGTCAACAAAGTGTTCTTGACGGTAAAATCAAGATCAGTGAATTGAACAGTACCAGTGTAGATGTAAAGAACAAGGTTATTGAATTGATCAAATCCAAGTCACCAAGTGCTTTTAATGATATCCGTCAATTGATTGCAAATAGTGATATTAAGCATTTTGAGGAGATTTATGATACTTTGTACAATAAGGTTGATGATTATTCTAATGGTAAACAAACTTTGGCAGTTTTAGTTATTGCTGAATATATGTATCAGAGTGCAATGGTTGTCAATAAGGAGATTACTTTCATGGCTTGTATTGGCAAACTACTCAAGGATCTCAAATGAAAAAGAAACAAACTCCAGTATGTCAGAAGGTTGAACTAGATAATTGTTTTAGTTGTAAAGTTGTTGCTGGTAAACCACATAAGCGTAACTGTGATATTGAACGGTGTAGTGAATGTGGCGGTCAAAAGTTAGGTTGTGAATGTACTAATCATGACAAACAGTTTGCTAGATGGACTGGTTTTTGGCCTGGAGAGTTGGAGTGTAAAGCATTGAATATGGACTTGAATACCTTTTATATGACTGGTATGCACAAGATATTCTTTGTTAAACCTTCCTAACTTTGTCAAAGAATTCAGAATTATAATTGGTGGTCATGTAAACTTTAATTTCTTTATCTTTGAGTTTAAAGAATTTCTTGGCTCTTTTGTATAATTTTGTACCAATTCCTTTTCTTCTGTACTTACGGCGTATGTACACCATGAATTCAAACTTGAAATTTGTATTTCTGGACGATTTACGTTCTTTAATTACAGCCCAACCAACACATTCACCGTTATCTTTTACAATAAACACTCTGTTTTTAACTTTGTGTCTTATATCACAACACTCTACATAAAGTGTATAAATTGAACCACTTGTAACAAGTTTGCTACAAGCCTTTTCTTCCTCCAAATTTACTCTTAAAGCGTCCTTTGAGTAGATACGGATCATAATTATTATAAAAATAAATATAAAAACAAAACCGTTGACATCTAAGTGATTTGAAACTATACTGTTAAAAATTAAAATATATGGAAAAAGAACTAACTATTAAAGACAAAGTAAACAATCCCATCATCATCCAACATGATGACCTAAAGTTTGATGGCAGGAATATTACCATTCCAGGCTATTATGTTAACATCATCTTAGATTATATCAAAGATTATGAAGTTGATGGAGTACCACAAGTAGATATTGATGATTATATCTCATTTCGTGATTTTCTTTATGATATTCAAGAACACAAAAATCGAGGAAATTAATTTATGGGGATGTTTGATGACATAGTATGTAAATACCCACTTCCATTGCCGGAAGACCCTAAAGGTTATTGTAATAACAAGTATCAAACCAAAGATTTTGATAACGCAATGGATTTGTATGAAATCCGTGAAGATGGTACACTTTGGTTACACTGTGCAGAGTATGAATATACAGACGGTAATCCAAATGCTAAAAGTTTAATTGAAAAATTACCAACTCGTAAAGAAATCAAAACTTGGTGGCAACAAATTTTCCCTATAACAGATACAGTCAGACTGTATGCGTATGATAGTGATACTAATGAAACATATGATTATTGGATTGAATATGATGTTACATTTGTAGATGGCAAGGTAACTAAAGCTAAATTGTTAGAATTTACCGCAACTGATAATAGTGAACGCAAAGAACGACATAGAAAGGATGTTGAATATTGGACAAATAGACAAAAATTTGAATATACACTATTTTACAGATTGATTGGTAAACCTTATAACAAAACAATTACTTTTATCTGTAGGAATATTCATAAATTTGCAACGTGGATAACGTATAAGATTTGGAAAGTTGAGCGTTTTTTAAAAATATAATTATAAATGATTTTGTCCATTTGATAGTTATATCCAAGTTATGCGTAATGTACATTATATCAGTCAGACAGGAACATCAGGATATGCAAATGCGTCTAAAGGATATGTGTATGATCTAATAAAGAAGGGTATAAATGTCAAATGGACAACGTTTTTATGTGATCAGTCACTGACTGCAGAAACAAGTGAATTTGATGGTTATATAAATAAATATAGGAACAATAATATTCCGGAGAATGAAATTGATACTGTTATAATTCATTCTACGCCTGATATTTGGCAAAAGATCATAGAAGATTTAAAAATACAATGTGCAGGTAAAACAGTAATAGGTAGAACTGTATGGGAATTTAATAAGTTGATACCTGAATGGGTGGATTGTATAAATACAAGTCAAGTTACGGAAGTCAGTGTTCCTACAAAGTGGAATAAAAAGGTTTTTGAAAAGAGTAAAGTTAATAAACCTATTGCGGTTGATCCACATTTGTATGTAGATTATCCATATAAGTCATATGATCTAAAATATATCTTAGAGAATAAATCCACTATAATTTATAATGGTGATTTCAATAAGATTGATTTTAATTCTGCTTATAAATTTTATACAATTGGACAGTTAATACCTAGAAAGGGAATAATAGAAACAATTTCTGCTTTTTGCAAGTCATTTACACAAAAAGATAATGTAGTTTTATTTGTAAAAACCTTTAAATTAGATCATTCATATGAAGAACAACTTAAATGTTTAGAAGAGATTATAGCTTGTATTAGAACTAATTCTATAAATGGAAATTATCCTCCGATTGTATTTGTAAAGGAAAATTTAACATATGATGAATTACAATCTTTACATGATATTTGTGATTGTTATGTACAACTAACAAAGACTGAAGGATTTGGTCTTGGTATTTTTGAAGCATTTAATAAGAAAAAGGAAGTTATAGTTACTGGTTATGGTGGCCATATAGAATTTCTAGGAAAATATTATGACGGATTAATTAAATTTGAGTTGAAAAATATAAATTCAGAAAACAAGAAATTTTTTCAATTTGATTTGGATGAAAGTTATACATGGGCAGATGCATCAATTGATGATGCGTGTGATTTCATGAAATCAAAAATATTATATAAAAATATAAGAAATATTAATAAATTTTTACCTTTGGAAAATAAAGAAGACATATTAATATCAGATGGATGGTATGATATGGAATATCCAATTACAGGTATCTTTAGATGGACAAGTGTTAATTGTTATATCAAAATAAAAACTGATAAGTATAAATTAATTAGATTAGTTTCAATAAATGAAAACAATAATAAAAATATACAATTTAAAGTTAAAAAAATTGGTGAGGACAAGTTTAATTTAGTTTCATCCAAAGAATATAATGTAGGAGAATCAGTAGATGTTTTAATTAAATTAGGTGATGTTGAAATTATACAAATAACAAGTGATTGTTTTTGTCCCGCAATACATGTAAAAGGAAATCAAGATTATAGAAAACTCTCTTTAAGAGTTACTGGATTATATTTTTATGATCACAACAATGCATATATTCAAAAGATAGAAGATATAAAACATGAAAATGATATATTCTATGAAAATAATTTGGATCAAGAGGTATTAGTTACGGATTACAAGAAATATTTTAGTTATGATAAAAATAGTTTTTATATTGGTGATCCAATAAAAAGTGGAATTTTTTTATTCTTGCCTAATTTAAATGCTGGAAATTTGAAGTGTCTTGATAATTTATTTAGTTATAAACATTCAAAATATGATGTTCCTATTGTAATATTTTCAGATTCACAATTTGATATACCATCAAAATACAAATGTAAATTTGTAAAGATACCTATGTATCTACAAAACATGATAGATGGTGTGTGGACAAAATCTGATAAAATTGGATTTTGGGCATTTATAAATTCCATAAAATTGGCAAATTCATATAATTGGGATTACTTTTTTTATTATGAATGGGACTGTAAAGTAGGAAAAGATTATTGGTATGATACTATATGGCAAGAACATCTTTCATGGCAAAAAAAACCAATTGTAACAGGAACTCCTGTATTTAAGTGCCCAAATTTAGCGTATGGAAATATTTTACACGGTATTACTGAGTATAGATCTGAATATGCTAAACAATGTAAATTAAATTTATTGGTAGAAAATGTATCACCATTGGCTTTATATTCAAATGGAGCTTTATCATATTATGATACTCAAAAAATGATGGAATATTATAATGTAGAATTATCATCAACAATACACAATTTATCAGATTACGCAGATTTAACTGGACCATGGGATCTTAATTTAGGAATGAGAATATTTAAAGACTTCAAAGAGAAATCATTTGAAAGAGTTGGATGGTTGCCTTCATCATATTCTGGGTGTGGTGATTTATTTTATACTCAAAAACAAAGAGATTATATGATTGAATCTGGATTAAAAGTTGTAATACATCAAAATAAGTACAAATAGTTTGATTGAATCTATATCAAAAAACAAAATGACATATATATACAAAGAAGAAAATAGAAAAGGAGACCATATTTGTTACTATAGTGATTTAACAAAAATGAAAGCAGATTATCCAAATTTTAAAATAACTAAAGATTTAAATTACATATTTGAATCAATATATAGAAAATAATTGTGAATATATATACGTATTATCAAAGTTTGAATCCACATAAACATTCAGAAAACATGTGGTTGTTAGACATTTGGAAAAAGAGTTGGTCATGCCATGGATGGAATCCTGTGGTGCTAACATTAGATGATGCAAAGAGTCATTCATTATATGAATCTTTTTGTAAAGAATGTTATAAATTTCCAACTATTAACCCAAAAGAGTATGAAATGGCGTGTTATGTTAGATGGTTAGCAATGGCATCAAGAACTGGTTGGACGACTGATTATGATGTAATTAATTATGGTTTTGAACCGGTCAATTACAATGATGATATTGTGTCTTTGACAGGTGCAATGGGGGGATCAACTATATATGCTCCTCAGACGTATTATGAACATATAGTAAATGTTATTATGAATTATAAATTTAATGAAAATATTAATGTAGTAACTTTATATGATAAACAACATATACATGTATCAGACATGACAATTATGAATTTATGTTTATCACCAACCAGAGTAATTCCAATTGAAAAATATTATGGCTCTCTCGGTTACGATAGTTCTCCATTAGTGCATTATAATACTTATCACGTTTCTCAAAAAAATACTAACAGAAAAACCGCAATTTTAACTGATCCAAGATCATCTAAATTTATATATGAATAGAAACTTACAACAATTAGGTCAAAAAAATGCAACTGATAAACATGATGAAGTTCATTCTTTTGCAGGAAAATCATATCTTGATGTATATGAAGATTATTTTTCTTCTATAAAAGACACCGCGACTTGTATATTAGAGTTAGGCGTTCTCCAGGGAAGATCATTGAAAACTTGGAGAGATTATTTTACAAATGCCCAAATTTGGGGAATAGACATTGATCCTGCAGCAAATCAAAACCATGGAGAACGAATAAATATTGTCACAGGAAATCAAGTATGTAAAAGTGATTTGGATAAAATTGCAGAAGGACAAAAATTTGATGTTATTGTTGATGATGGAAGTCATTTAGTGGATCACATTATAGGAAGTTTTAAACTTTTATGGCCTAGAGTTAAATCAAAAGGATTTTACTGTATTGAAGATCTTGGGTGTACATATGTAGAAGATTTAATTTCATATAGAGACCAATGGCCGGGTATGAAATATAATCCTGATGATACAAACTATAAAAATGATAGAGTAAAACTAGAAAATATATTTTTAGATTTTATCCATCAAATGGATTCTAAAAAAACAGATATAAGAGGGGTATATTTTACAACATATCAATGTATTATACAAAAAATATAAAAGGAAACTGTTAAATGAAAGTTTGTATTTATGCTAACTGTCAAGGTCTTGGTATAGAAAAATTCCTCAATATAGGTTTGGAGGGAAAGTGTCAAACTTCAGTTATATTAAATTATGAAAAACTTTCTACTAAACAAGAATTAGAATACAATTTAATTTCTAATTGTGATTTATTTATATATCAACATTTGTCATATTCACATGGTGTTTACTCCACAGACCCAACATCTCCAAATGGAGTTATTAAATACTTGAAAGATGATTGTATAAAAATATCAATTCCATTTGTATATAATTCATCTTTATGGTCTATGTTTATTGATGGTGATGAAATAGTAAACAAAAATGTAGTATTAGAGTTAAAAAATAAAGGATATTCTTTACGTGAAGTGTTTTCTATGTACGATAAATTTGAATTAGATTTTAATTATGAATCACGTAATAAAGATTGTTTTAATTTTTTACGTGAAAGAGAAAAAAATTGTGAAATAAAAGTTGCAGATTTTATGGAAGATAATATGCTTGATTCAAAAATGTTATTAACTCAAAATCATCCAACATCTATAATATTTGTTTGGATGGTTAATCAAATATTAAATATACTTGGAAAACGTAATAAATTGAATCATGAATTATATGATGAAAATTTTACACAATTGCCATGTTATTATAATCACAACAAATATGATTTAAAATATTGGAATTTTAAATATCATATTGAATGTAATGGTGATGAATGGACCAAATCTTTAATTAAAAACGTTTATGAATGATATATACGACGCAGATGTATTTGAATTACAATCATTTCATATTCTTGAATATGATGAAAATAAAATACCTTTTAGATGGACAGACGGATTATTCAAAATAATACAGAAAAAAGAGATTAATAATATTTGTTTAAAATTTTTAAATACAATTAATGATAAAAAATTGATTGTTTTTATTGAAAATGAATCAAAAAGTATAAAATATGAGTACACACTGCAAAATGGAAGTGAATATATACTAACCGTTTCAATGTTAAAAAATGATATTATTTCTTTTTTTGTAACGCCAAATGTAAAAACATCAAATGGTGATCCGAGAAATCTTGGATTGTTAGTAAAAAAAATATTCAGTAGTTCACAAGAATGTAGTACAATAGAATTAATTACATCAACAGATATATTATATAAATTATATGATTCTGAAAATTCTGATTTTTATAATAAATATAAAGATTATAATTTATCTGACATTTCTATATTAAAACAACAAAAAAATGTATCAATACTTGATCTCAAATACAGTAAGAAAAATTTTGAATTTAATTCTTGTATATTTTTATTTAATAATAAAAAATATATAATAACTAGACACTCTATGTTTATTAATAAAAAAACAACTATTAATAGTCTAAAATTATATGAGTTTGATACATTAAAATTAATTCCACTTGATATAAAAGATGAAATTGATTATGAACAATATGAAGATCCAAGGGTATTGGTACATAATAATAAATTATATGTTTCATGTGTTACTTATACACATGATAAACTTCATTTAATACATCAAAAAATGTTGGTATTTGATGAAAACTTTAATCATATAGACAATATTCATTTTGAATATGGATTTAATGGCAAAAATAGAGATAAAAATATTGGAAAAGAAAAGAATTGGACATTTTTTGTACAAGATGGTAGATTAATGTGTGTATATAAAATGAGCCCACATACAGTTGTGGAATTTAGTTGGACGGGAGAAGTTATATCTGAATACGTTTCTCATGTAGATATACAATCAAAATGGCAATTTGGATTATGTAGAGGTGGAACTAATCCTATTTATAAAGATGGTTTTTATCATGCGTTTTTTCATAGTAGCATTTATTGGAAAAACGGCAAAAACAGATATGTTATGGGATATTACAAATTTAATTCAACTCCTCCATATACAATAGTTGGACTGTCCACAGATCCCATATTATGGGGCAATTCAGTTGATGAATTTATTTATCCAGAAGCAAATCCTCCCGTAGTATTTCCATGTGGTTCAATATTAGAAAATGAAAATTTTATTATAAGTTTTGGTTTCAATGATGAAAAAACTGGTATAATAAAGATATGATCACAAGAAAAATACATCAAATATGGGTTGGTAATAAACCGCCACCATATAAAATTATGGAATCATGGAAACGGTATTGTGATAAATTCAAATGGGAATATTTTTTTTGGGACCAAAATTCAATTGAAGATCTTAATTTAGTAAACAGACATATATATGATTTTTATAAGTATGACTCACATGCGCAAGAAATAGCCAGATATCAAGGTATGTCTGATATTGCAAGACTAGAAATTATAAATAAGTTTGGTGGTTATTATTTTGATTGTGATTTTTATAGTTGGGGAAATGACATTGAAAAAATTGTGAATTTAGATCACAACATGGCTATATTTTCTACAGAAAATTTATATCCTGCAGATTGTACTCGTGATAAAACAAAATCATGGTGGGTAAAGTTTGATGGAGATTTTAATTCTGCGCACTTTATATGTAACGGTGCTTTTTATGCAAATCCAAACAATAATATTTTAACTGACACAATAGAAGGATTAGATGAGGTGTTTGTTAAAAACAAAACAATTCCTTGGGAAGATTATAAAATATCAATTGCAAATGCAAATTGGTTAACAAGTGGATGTTGGCAATTGACTAATTTTTCAAAAAAACATCCATTTATATTATTGCCGCCAAAATTCATATTTTCTAGTGTTGAATATGCATTGGAACGTAAAGAGAGTTTTATACCGCAAATAATATCAAGTTATTTAGATGATCATAATGAAAATAGACTAAGCATATTAAATGAAAACTAATTTAGAAACAAATTTATCAGACATTGTAGTACTATGTTCTACAAGAAATGAAAAGGTAGAAGAATTTCAAATACAGATGATAGATTCATTTGTACAAAATACACCTGAAGAATGTAAATTATTAATTGTAGAAAACAATTCTGATGAAGTTAATCATAGAAGATGGAAAGATTATGTAAAGACAAAGGGACAGAATTTTATATATTCTAATACTGAATATAATATGAGTAAATTATATAATGAAGGAACAAAATTAACTAATAATGAATATATTATGTATGCTAATAGTGATTTGTTATTTTATCCTGAATGGTATTATAATCTATTAAATTGGTTTAATGTGATTGACAATTTATATGTTATATCACCATTTACCAATACATATGGTTTGTTTGAAATAGTGAGGGGAGTTTATAGAAATGATTCTAAATTAGAATATCATTTTCATGATACAATTGATATTCCTGGTTGGTTTTATTGTTTAAAAAGATCCTCAAATTATGTTTGGGATGAACGATTTAGAGCACACTATCAAGATAATGATTTTGTTTTATCCCTTGAAAAAATGAAAAAAGAAAATTGTAACATAAAAAGTGGAATTGCATATAATAGCAGAGTTGATCATATGGGTGGGAGAACATATAAAAATGTACAACAAGATTATTTTAATTTAGAAGGTAAAAATGAAATGATTAAAAAATGGGGAAAATATTAAAATGAATAATTTACCAAAAATATTTTGTTTAACTTTAAAAGACACTCCTAAAAGAAAAGAGTATGCAGAAAATCATTTTAAAGAACGTGGATTAGATGTTATATTTTTTGAAGGAATTAATGCAAAAACTTTTGGATTAAAGACAGTTATACCTTTTATGGATCATATATTGTTTCATAATCCGTCATGGAAACCTGGTGATAATCCTCCTCCTGAGTTTATTACACAAGGTCACGTTGGATGTATTTTATCACATTATATGTTATGGAAAACTCTTAGTTATTTGCCTGATGAAGAATTTTTAATAGTTGAAGATGACGTAGTATTGTGTGAAGGTTTTAAAGATAAATTATTAGATTATAAATCACGATTACCAAATGATTGGAAATATGTTTTTGTGGGTCACTGTTGCGCACCAGAAGAACCGTGGAGATATAAACAAGATGAAAATATTTATACAACATCACATCCCCCAATGTGTACTCATGCCTATATGGTAAAAAAAGAAGCATTAAACGTTTTAATTGAAACCAATAGTGTAGCATGGTCACATATTGATATTCAAATTCAAAAAAGAAGTTTAAAACAATTAAAATATTATGTTTTTATGCCACCACTAGCAGATCAAATGAGTTTATTAAAACAAAAAGAACCAGATAAACAAATTGATTCAGAAAATATATTCAACTCACTTACATTGATATGAGTTGTTATAGAATCATTTACTATATATAGTAAAATAGATTATAAAATGATAAATGATACTTACAACTGTGCTTATTTACATGTACCTAAAACAGGTGGCACTTCAATATTGAATTCTTTTGATATTGATTGGAATGATGAAAACACACTTTATTTTTTGGGATATGATGCTTATTATTGGAAAAAGAATTTACGGTTTACAAATTCAATTTCAGATTTATCAAAAAAATATTTTGTGTTTACTGTTGTGAGAAATCCATGGGAAAGATTTATATCAGGATGGAAATATTGTGCGCCACAGATTCCTATAGAAGATTTATTAAATAATTTACCAACACAGGGACATGATTATGATCATATAACCAAGACACAATATGAAATGATAACAAAAGATGATGTACTAATTCCAAATTATTTAATAAGATTTGAAGATTTTCAATCAGGATTTGATAATGTATGTGATATTATAAAAAAACCAAGAGTTACATTGAAAAAATTAAATTATACAATACATGAACCATATCAAGAATATTTCAATGAACGTACATTAAAATTATTTAATGAAAAGTTTTACAAAGATATACAATTTTTAAATTACAAATTTGATAATTAAATAATTGATTTGATTTATTTTCAATCTATACCTTTCTATAATCTAAACTTTTTTTTAAAAACGTGATATTTTTTGATATTTATAGGTATGTTTAAACCTATAAGAGAAAATGATTTGGGTGATAGAATGTACACCGGCCAATCCTACATTCAAGGTGGCGGTGGTTCTGGAGTAGATACATTTAGTTCACCTGATGTATCACAAACCCCAACTAGTTTTGGTTATGTTCCTAGTATTGCTGGTAGTCAAAGTAACATAACTGCAGTTCCACCAGTGGATTATGACAATAAACCAATGGCAGATCCACGCCAATTTGAAAAGGATGTTGAGGAAGTTAAAACAAAAGTAACTCCTGATGAAGTTATTGCCGGAATTCAATATGAATTGAAGAAAATGGTCTACAAAAGAAAAGATCTAGCTAAGATCTTGGTAGTAGCAAATCTCAAAAGAGATCCAAAATATTACAGCAAATTACATATGTTGAATATTGATGATGATGATAATGAACCAGCTCAAGCACCCTTTATTCCTACACAAAATCCATATCAAAGTGAACCAGTACTTCAATATCAAGATTATAGAACTGATGGTGAAAAAGCAATTGCTGAAATAATGAAAGAAATGGCTCAAAAGAAACATGAAAAAAGATACCCAAAACATTAATGAAGAGCCAAATGACCCTCTTATTGGTGATCCAAGAATGAAGGGTAGAAGATGGCAAATTGATCCTTACTATGATGATCATGAAACATTTAGTAAGATACAAAAACCAATGAAAAAACAAAAACCTATGCCTAATAATAAATTTAAACACATCAATGAATTTGATAAATGGATTGATACTGAACACAATGATTGGGATGTATCATACAGAGAATTTTATGAAGACATCATTGGTGAACAAGTAAACACATTAACTGGTGGTGTAGGTGATACAACAGCACCATCTAACGTAAATACCAAAGAATTAGCAATTGGTGTGCAAGTAGAAATGGAACACACAAATGATCCAAAAATTGCAACTGAAATTGCAATGGACCATTTAACTGAAGATCCTGAGTATTATACAAAACTAGTAAATGCCGGTTTAGCTACTGAATTTAAACCATCTGCCAATTCAGGTTTAGGTGACCCTACTCAAAGTTTCAATGATAAAGCAAGAGTAGGTAATAATAGTGTTAATGGTGGTAACATGGGTGGTACTATTGGTAAAACATCAAATGGTCAAGTAAATGGTAGAAGAAGTGATCCAATCATAGATAAAACCGTTGAAATTGATATTACTGAACCAACATATCAAGAGTTAAATGAAGTAAGAAAAAAGAAGAAAAAGAGAGGAGCAAAACCAACCAATCCTAAATTATGGTCAAGAGCCAAATCAATGGCAAGATCAAAGTTTGATGTGTATCCTTCAGCTTATGCCAATGCTTGGGCTGCTAAATGGTATAAGAAAAAAGGTGGCGGTTGGAGATAATTTAATATTTATTACATTATATGAGTACCTATAGCAAATATATTGAATACGCAAAAGCTGCAATTGGTGAGTTAAAACAACTTGAAACTTTAAAGAAATCCCACAAAGGAGCCAAATTAGCTCAAGCAATCAAAGAAAAGGGATTGAAGAAGATCACCAAGAGTCATGTTGATTCAGTGTTACATGGTTTAGGTAAAAATAGTGACTACTCTCCATTAACTGATAGTCAAAAAGAAATTGCAAAAGAATTACAAGATATTGGAGAAAAAGTAGCATTAACTCATAAAGATAAAGCAATTGCTGGTGTTCTTGAAAAAGTTTCAATTGACACATTAAAATTAGGAATGGTTCAAGAAATGCTTACTCAAGAAAATGATTTGAAAGCAGTAATTACTGCTATTTCAAATTTAAAGAAAGATCCTAATTATTATAGTATTTCTGAGTTAACATACAAACAATGGATGGATAGTAATTCAACTGGTGTAGGTGATGAAGATCATCCAATAAACCGTGACAATCCACATGTCAACAAATTAAAAGCAGAAAATGCTGAAATGGCTCAAAGTGATGTTACTAAACTAATTGATTACAGTGAAAAATTACAATCAATGTTTAACGTCAATGATAATTTAGAAGATTGGGTAAAGGCTAAATTGAATCATGCATGTGACTATGTAGCCACTGTAAGAGATTACCTTAAGTTTTATAGTGAAGAAAAGGCAAAAGGTACACAAAACATTGAAGAAAAGTGGACTAATGCATATAAAAAATCTATAGATTGTAGTAATGCAAAAGGTTTTAGTCAAAAAGCACATTGTAGAGCTAGACAGTTAAGAAAAGCAGGTAAACACACTAAGAGTAAGCCTGTCAAAGAATCTTATAAGGAAGCTATACAAGAACTGTTGAAAGAACAAAATAGTAGTATGGCAATGGGTGCGTTAAAACAACTTAATAGTGACGCAAAAGAATTACAATCAATGTTACAACCAAATACTCAATTGGAAGATTGGGTAAAGTCTAAATTGAATCTTGCTGGTGAATATCTTGATGATGTTTATCATCATTTGGATCATTTTGGTCCACAAGGTAGAAAATTAGATGAAGGTTATTATGAAGACCAAGAAAGAAGACAACGTGAAAGAATGTTGAGATTCAATACAACTATATCACCAGAAAAGAAATACTGGTTCAAGCCAGATGGTACTGTAGTTGAAGCTGGATATAGTCATGAAGAATGGATTAGAAAAAATGATCCATCACTTGTTGGTGCTACATTGATTGACACATATGATAATGCGGTAAAAAAAGGTTATATTAGAGCAGTATTGGATTTAAATCATAATTTTTTGACATTATCCAATCTGGAAAATTATGACTTTTCTATGAATGGTGATGCAAATAAAAATATACCCGCCGTAAATTCATCTGTAAAAAATTCAATTAAAGATTTTATTGCAGAAAAAGGTATTTTACTAACTGCAACTGGTAAGGGTAAAATTATCAAAGATTTTTCTAGCCTTGATGAAAGTCAAATTACAGAAGATTGGAAGAAGACATTAGCAACAACTGCATTAGCCGCAGCAACTGCATTTGGTGGTAGTTCATCTTTACAAGCTAAAACAAAAGCACCAACTTCTCCTACTACAATTACTAGAACGGTATCAGTTAAAGAACCATCAAGCAATAGTTCATTTGCAGATTATTTAAAATATGTAGAAAACGGTAATAAAGTTGGATATGATAAAAACAAAAAGTTGTGGTTTCCACATAAAAGTGTTGAAGGTGGTAGTGATACCATAGCTTATGGTCACAAAATACAATCAGGTGAAGATTTTAGTGCTGGTATAACTGATGCTCAAGCTGAAGATCTTTTTAAAAAAGATATTGAAAAGGCAAAAAGTCAAATTAACAAAGAGTTAAAAGGTACAAAATTAACACCAAAACAAGAAGAAATGTTTATTGATTTTGTGTTTAATATGGGAACTTTAAAGAAGTTTCCTAAATTTACTGAATTTGCATTGAAAAATGATTTGGAAGGCATGAAAGATCAATACAAGAGATATTCTGGTGGTAAAGAACTTAAAGGTAGAAACACAGCATTTGCCAGAAGATATTTAGACGTTTAATATGGATGAATGGAGATCAATAGGAAGTGGAATGTTTGGTGGTATGTCTATGCAAAGACCTACCGCAACTACTGTACCAGATTTTGATCCAGTTGCTTTAATGATGAAGAAAAAGCAACAACAAGACAATCCTCAACTGCCATCTACATTAGACTATAATGTAGATGATGTGTATGAACTGGAGGAATTTTGTAGAAAACATAATATAATAGGTTTTAATTGCGGCAGAATGAATCCCAAATCTGCATTAAGAATGTTAAAGTCAAGAATGGGTGTTCCTATTGAAGAAGCTACACCAACCAAGATAAAGAGTTTATTGAAAGGTTAAGTCCACTGTGCAATTGGTGTTCTAATCCACTTTTCATTGGTGTATATATAAATAAAATTGTTATCAAATCTTATTTCACCTGGGGTTCCTGCAGCTGTCATATTTAACGGCGCAGATCCAGTATTATTTATTGACAAGTAATTAAATGAAGCAGTTGGTGAAGTTATTGCACTTGCAGTAACATATGTGAAATTAGCATTTGAAGAACTAATTGAAGATGCTGTCAATTCATTTATTGACAACGTATTAATTGATAAATTTGAAGCGGTTAATTGACTTACAACTATTTTGCTACCACTCAAACTTCCGGTTATATTACCTACTACACCGGCATAAGCATATACAACATCAAATGCTTTTAAAATGCCATTAACAACAACATCTAATCCAAAAAATCCTTGAGAACTTGAAATAATAGTGGATTCAATGTTGGACCCAGAAAAGCTTCCAGTAAAGCTACCGCTTTTAATTAGTACTGTTGATAATGTTCTCATTTAATCTATTATAAATATCAATTTATCTGAACACTTACACATAAATTTATACAAGTCTTATTTGTATAACATTTCCGTTTCTATATAATCCTCCAAGTGGTACTCCGCCAAGAGCAGCTGCTGCATCATTTATAAAATTTAATGATGATGAAACTTGTGATAAGACTACTATCTGGTTTAATGCATTTATATAACTAGATGTAACAGCATAACTAGATGTAACAGCATAACTTGATGTGTTATTATTAACTAACCCAGTTGTTGATCCCATTAAATATCTAATTTCCCCATCAATATTATATGGTGGAGCTGTACTGAAATTCAAAGTTGAACCGGTTATAGTATAATCATATGTTGGTTTTTGTATCAAACCATCAAAACTTACAAGTACATCATAATCATTTGATACGCTTCTGGTTAATGAATATTGTGTTGTTATACCATCACCAATAAAATATTGTGCGTTTAATGAAGAAGTTATTATATCAATTGTAGCAGCACTATAAAATCTTCTGACTTCCAATTCCAAATTTGATGGTGGAATTGGTAACATTGTAAGTGTTGTTCCTGATACTGTGTAATCAGTAGTAGGTTCTTGTTCAAGTCCATCTAAAAATACTAATAATTCATTTTCATTGTTTGATAAAAATGTTAGTGTATATGTGTTATTTATTCCATCAGTTACAAATTTATCAACTGATGAAGAAAAGTTAATATTGATTACGCTTGATGTTGCAACAAATATACCTCCACCCCCACTACCTCCATTTAGTGCATATGATGCTGTTAAAGAATAACTACTTGAATATGCAAATGCGCTGCTCAATGCTGTATCAGCATAACTTGAACTTACACTATAAATACTCCAACTGGCTGTTATTGGATAAGTACTTCCTGTACCTAATGAGGTACCACTTCCTGCGTTTAGTGCATATGAAGCGGTCAGTGTATATGAAGAACTAAGAGAATAACTACTTGATAGTGAATAACTTGAACTTATACTGTAAGTACTCCAACTGCTTGTGATTGGATATGTACTTCCTGTTGTTAAGGTAGTTCCAGCATTTAATGCGTATGAAGAAGTTAATGCATATGAACTGCTAATTGAACTAGATGCAAAACTAGAACTTACTATATAACTAGAAGTTACAATATATAAAATTGATGAGGTAATTGAATAACTACTTGAAACTGCCCAACTAGCTGTTATTGGATAAGTACTTCCTGTACCTAGTGATGTACCACTACCGGCATTTAATGCGTATGAAGCAGTTAATGCGTAACTTGCACTGTCAATAGTACCAACAAATTTTTTTGCTGTTATTGTACCACTTGCACTAATATTTGATGCAGTAATTGCACTCCTAAAAGTATAGGGTTCACATACTATATTTTTTCCTATGTATTTAAAATCAGACATTTTATGTTAATTCAGTTATGCTAGCAAATACATCTACTGTTCCTGTACTGGTTTTAACCTTTAAAGAGTTTCTGGATAACATGTTAACTTCTTTATCAATAACAATTGTACATTGAGGAAGCAAAGTTGTTTGTCTTGATAAGTAAAAATCCAAATCATTTATGGTAATGACCAAATCAAACTGTAATTCAACAGCAGTTTTATTTGAAAAATAGATTGATTTTAATATTGACGTAGAATTTACAGGAACAGTATATATTGTCTGAAATGTAGTTCCTATATCACTTCTTGCGGTATTTTTATACAAAGTTGCCATAAATCTCTTTCAAATAAATATTAAAATTTAATATAATCATGTTATATTTATATTAGACTATGAATAGACCTCAAGAAATTATAGAGGATCAAATGATACATTTGATTGATGAAGTTTATGCTGACAGTGGATTGGGTAGATGGTTTGGTAAAGGCGGTGTAGGTAGTTCATCCGGTGGTGGATGGGATAGATACAATAGTAGTGGTAAAAAGGTAGGTAAATGTGGTGATGCAAAAAAAGGAAGCAGTTATAGTGCTTGTTTGGGTAAAAAATATGTGGCTAGATTAAGATCCAAAGGTGGACGTAAAGCTATTGCCAATTGGGTAAAAAGAAAAAAATCCGCTCAAAATAAAGCTGGTAGAGGCAAAAAAGGTGATGGTGGTAAAGGTAAAGCTCCTGTTAAAGTGAGTTACAAAGAAGAATTGTGTGAAATTTTCACTATTAATCATAGAGAACAATTAAAACAAGATTTAATAAAATTTATACAACAAGAATTTCAAAAAAATAATTTAAACTCAGTACATGCTGGGTTGAGTATCACTGATTATAAACCAGAAGATTGGTATGAAAAAATAGCAGATAACATATTAAATAGACTGTTACAGTATTTTGATATCATCCGTGGACAAACTGAAAGAAATTTAGTATCTTCTATTCCCCTTTTCAAAAATTAAATTTATAATTGTTTAATTATAAAAAGTAATATTTATAATTAACATGAAAAAGTTTTTCACTCTAACCATATTTGCATTATTGTTGGCTGGTTGTACTACCAAAATTGTACCTGGTCAACAAGTAAGCACTGCACAAGATGCAGTTGCCAAACAAGAAAAGAAAATTGACCAAACATATGATGATTTGGTCAAGAATGACAAGAGTAAAAGAGTACAAACATCTGTATTGGCTCAGGGTATTCAATATTCATTACAACAAGTAACCAATGCTCCAATTCAAGTAGAAACTGCCAAGAATCTTAATGAAAGAGTTATTAGTATAGTTGGTTCACCACATTTGGATGAAATCAAAAGAATCAAAGCTACAATTGATTTATTGAATTCATCATTGGCTGAAGAAAGAAAGAAGGGTGAAGAACTATTAGGTCAAAGAGATACTATAATTGATAAGTTACAGAAGGAAAAAAGTGAATTAAAAGACAAATATGATGACCAACTTTGGCAAATGACTGATAAAGCCAAAGAAGTTGCAAAAGAAT